TTATTGAATCGTCAGAACCACGCGGCCAATCAGCCTGATATCATCAATCCCGCAATCAAACGCTACGCCGATGCCGCTGACGTGCACCTTCCTGACCGGAATGCGCGTTAGCGTCCTGACGCTGGCGGTTCCTTCAATTTCGACCAACCAGACGCCGTCATGCATATCTTCAAAATCGGTATCGATGATGTACTGGGTGGTTTCCGCCAACAGTAAGAAAGCACTGCGCGGTTCCTGTTTCAATGGCGCGTATAGCGCTTTATCCAGCATCACATAACCCGCTTCCTCGATTTTGCCGCTGATTAGCTTTTTTCTAACCAGCGTGGGCGTGTCGGGTTTGCTTTCAGAGAATTTTGAGCCTTTGCCTGTGATCAACCATTGCAGGTCTGCGCCCGTTTCCATCACGCACTGTAAAACGATATCTGAAGGAAAAACATCACGTTTATAGCGTGCAGACAGGCTACTTGCTGCAATTCCAAGGTGATCTGCAAGCTGCATTTTCATGGTAAAGCCGTAGGCATCGACAACGCGATCCAGAGCTTCTGCGCTCGAGTTCGGAAATTTGAAATTAGTATAAACGCTCATTTTTATTGACACTTAGATTTAGTCTAAGTATCCTCCAGTTTAAGTTAGCCTTTGAATGATGCAACAGGGTGCGGCTTTATCTGATAACTCAAGATTTTGCCTGATGAGGCTCATTTTTACAATCATCAAGCCAGAACCTTATTGTCGCAATGAGATGCAGGGCTAATGCAGTCAGCGCACGTGGAGAGGCGCGTAAAAGCGCGCTTTCAGGGTCGAAAGCGCTCTCAGGCCGCGGCTGGCGCAGCAACGCGCCCTGCCCGGGGCAATCTGGGGGGAAACCGTCTGCGCACCTGCCGTTTCGCTTAATGCTTAACGAGCGTTATGGATGAGACAGGCGCGAATCCGCCGCCAGTAAAACGTCACTGTAATAACGATGAGGGTATTGATTCGTCAAAACCCGCTGCAACGTTTTCGGAGGAGCCTATGAACCGCACCGTCCAGGTCATCAGTCAGTCATCTGCCGGGCCACGTTTCACCGCAGAGCAAGACTGCCACAGCGAAAAAATGACGTTTGATGCGTTTCGACAACACTGGCGCTTGCTGCGCGATCACAACCGAAACCCATCGCTTCGCTATTTTAATCGTCAAAATGATGACTTTAAATTTTGCGTATTAACCCTGGCTAACCGCGACTGCCCGGGCATGTTCAGGCTGGAAGACATTGGCAGGCCTTTCCAGTTTTTTGACCAGGCGCGCCGTGAGCACATCATTTTAGCAATGAATAAGCTGGCCCGCTGGGGAAACATGTTGCCGCGTCAGTTCTCAACGGCTGACTGCTTTCTGCCTGAATAAATAAATCACCCCTGACGTGATGACGTAAACCCGTCGGGCATGCCTTTGCCCAAAATCTGGAGAGAAATGATGAATAAAGAGACACATCCAATGAACGACGCCATGGCCTTTACCCTCAATAAACTGCTCGATAATGAGCGTAAAGCCTGCGCGCTGGCCGTGGCGAAGCGGCTGAGTGCGATGGCAGCGCACATTACGCGGCAGACGCTAAACGGCATCGAAGCAGCAGAGCTGTTGCGATCTGAAGCTGAGCGTTATGAAAACGAATCAGGTGAGATGCGCTAATGGCAGATGCAATCGATATTGCGCAGCAGCGCAGCGAGGAAATCCTGGCGCAAAATATCGCGCAGGTTACGCAACGTCCTGTGGCGATCGGCGCCTCGCTCTGTGAAGAGTGCGACGCACCGATTCCTGAAGCGCGCCGTCGTGCGCTGCAGGGCGTGACCCGCTGCCTCTCCTGTCAGGAGTTGAGCGAGCTGAGAGCACGTCTTCACTACGGGAATACGCGATGATGTCGTTCGCTTACCCGTGGAATGCCCCGCGGCTGGCGATAGCCAGCCCGTATCTGACCCATGACCAGCAGCAGCACCGTCATCGACAGATTGCGGCGTGGTTGCACGGACAGAAAATTCTTCGTGCCCAGCCCAGCATTGTCCAGATGGACGTGAAGCGTCGTCTTGCCAGTCTGGAGCAGCAGCAGGGAACAGCCCGGGCCAATGCCTACTTAGCAAAAACCTTTGTTGAGCGCACATTGCCACGTGTTGACGCTGTTAACCGACGTTATCAACTGCATGATATGCGCACGGGCGTTGTCGCACAGCTGACCCGCAGCATGTCCTGCCCGCAGGGGGCAGCCAGAGCCGCCGGCACGCTGTGGGAACTGATGAAACGCTTTAACCGCCTTGCGGATATGTCCCGTGCCGACACTGATGTGCTGGCAGGGGATATCGCGCATTTCATTCACGCGGAGCTGGTGCAACTGCACACTCACGCCCAAACCGATACGGACTACCGTTATACCCACAGACTGTATATGACCGCGGCGGTGATCACCCGTGAGCTGGGTCAGACGCCGCCTTTATGGGAAACCGTCAGCGCCCGCGTATTCTGCCCTGAAGCGGTGACCTCAGCCATTCTGCGTATGCAGGCGGAAAAATGGTGGAAAGGCCAGCTGCGTCGTATCAGTGCCTTCTGGCGTGAACATCTGCATATCGCCCTGGCGAACGTTAATAAAACGCATTCCCCTTATGCCAGCCTTATGGCCGTAGCGGAATGGCGTGAGCAACGCCGCCGTACCCGTGATTTCCTCCAGGGAATGGATCTGGAGGATGAAGAGGGCAACCGCATCAGCCTGATTGAAAAATACGACGGCAGCGTAGCCAATCCGGCTATTCGTCGTGCTGAACTGATGACGCGTATTCGTGGCTTCGAAACCATCTGTCAGGATATGGGCTTTCGGGCCTGCTTCTACACGTTAACCGCGCCGTCACGCTATCACGCGACCTTGCAGAGTGGTCACCGTAACGCTAAATGGACGGGGGCCAGCCCGGCTGAAACACAGCACTATCTCTGCTCACTCTGGCAAAAAGTGCGGGCCAAACTGCATCGTGAAAAGATCAGCATTTTTGGTTTACGGGTTGCGGAGCCGCATCATGATGGCACGCCCCACTGGCATCTGCTGATGTTTATGCGCCCTGAAGACGTTAACCGCGTAGACGAGATCCTGCGCCATTACGCCTGCCAGCAGGACAGTGAGGAACTGAACAGCGCAAATGCACGTAAAGCCCGTTTTCACGTCGAAGCGATCGATCCGGCGAAAGGCAGCGCGACCGGCTATGTTGCCAAATATGTTTCTAAAAACATTGACGGCTATGCGCTCGAGGGCGAGCGGGATAACGAGAGCGGTAAACCGCTAAGGGAGACGGCGATGGCGGTGTCGGCATGGGCAGCACGCTGGCACATCCGCCAGTTTCAGTTTATTGGAGGCGCGCCCGTAACAGTTTATCGCGAACTTCGCCGCATGGCGGACACCGAAACCGCGCATGGCCTGAGCGTGGAATTCGCCGCGGTGCACGATGCGGCCGATGCCGGTCAATGGGCCGACTACATCAATGCCCAGGGCGGCCCGTTCGTTAAACGCGACGCGCTTGCGGTGCGCACCTGGTACCAGCCCGCCGAAAGCTGTAATGCGTTTGGTGAGGAAATCCAGTCAATTAAGGGCGTTTACGCCACTGCCGTTGGTGCTGATACGCCAGTCCTGACGCGGTTAAAGCTATGGAAGCTGGTGCCCAAACGTGCTGAAGATGCGGGCGACGAAAAAAGCCACTCCGCTTCGTCGTCTTGGAGTTCTGTTAATAACTGTACGGACCCCGTAAGCCGTTTTTATGCCGGAAGTGAGGTCTCTGACGATCTGCGCACAGATCCGTGGCGCAGAGGTCACCAAGGCGAAAGGGCTTCCAGGTTTATCTGCCGGGCTTCGCCTTTACGCATTCCTGGCCCTGTTTCAGGCCACGACAGAGGCGATGCTTTTCCTGCAGCCCAGCCAACGGTGAGGATTTCTTTTTCGCCCTGACGTGACGAAAAGGCGGAGTGAAAACCTGCTGTTTTGGATGGGTAAATGAAGAAAATCTATTGATTTTTCTTACGCTTCTGGCGTAAGTGTGCCTTCACCTGTCTGGCAGGCAGTACAACAAAAGTTGATGCCTATCAACATGATATAATTTTTTACGAACTATCTTAAAACGCTTCCACAGTTAATGAATGCTATGCTACTGTATGTATGTACAGTATTTATTTGGGGGAGGGAATTGTGGGAAATGAATTACATGAGCGAGTCATGCTTGAACGCGTCGAACTTATCGCCAGGCTTACCAGTGAAGGAGCCTGCCGGGAGCGTGACAGGGAAATCGCGTTAAATTTGATCGCTGAAATCGCTGCGAACTACACCCTTTCCGATAACCACTTTTCTGTTGTCTTTGCGGCGACGCCTTTAAAAAAATCATGATGGCGACGCGTTCACTGTGACATCAGGACGGTTGTCCGTTGCCTGAGCCATCTTAACGGATGAGAGGGTTCAGGCGCGGGCAACAGCAAAACCGCGCCAGTACGTTTTATCGCTGACATTGCGTCATGACCGACCGAAAACGCCGGGCATCTGCTGCCTGCAGGCGTTTGCAGCAACCCCTGTTCGCCAGGCGTAGTCTTCCCCCACCTTTACTGAATAACGTTATCCCGGCCGCTTTCCTGTCAGCGTTCGCGGCAATCTTTTGGTTACTGCCCCTTTCCTGTTGCTGGCTTACGACCTCTCCCGGTCGTCGCTGTGAAAGCAAATACGCTCACGTCATCCCAGCGCTTTCGCGACCCTTCCATCGGCGCCCGCATCCAGGGTGTAACCCTCTGCCCGCCCAGCCTTGAGCGGACGGCCTTGCGTTGAGCAAGCGCCTGCTGAGGCACACACTACTTCTGACAAGCGGCAGGCACAGCAATCTCTGGATCGCTCTGCGCGAAGGCCAATGCACATCGCGTATCCGGGTTATCCGGATTCGGCTTCAGGGCGGTTTGGTGGCCCGACGGTGCAATTCTCTGAACAGGTTTCTGTTGGCCAACGGGGCCTTTATTGCCTGTCACCACGACAGCGGATGTTCTCAACTTATCGCCTACTCGACCATGGCTTTTACGCTCATAAGGGGCCAATCAATGCTGATTTACGCACAACAGGAAGAAACCGTTGATGAGATCTGCTGGCGTTACTACGGACGCACGCAGCAGGCGGTTGAACAGGTTTATGCCGCCAATCCTGGCCTGGCAGAACAAGGCCCAACATTACCGCACGGATGCAGAGTGGTGTTACCGGAGCTGCCTCAGGCGGCCACGGGTGAAACCCTCAATCTGTGGGATTAGCGCCAATGGAAAAAATCAGTTCTCTGATTAATTACCTCATCGGGATCGTCCTGATGTGGTTTGGACGTCACACACCGCAGGATATCGCCTTTATGGTTGGCTCTGGCGTCGCCGTTTTGACCATGTGCACCAACGTTGCGACGTTTTTTATCAACTGGCACTACCGTCGCAAAACTTACGAGCTACAGCAGCGCAACTTACAGGGGCTTAACTTTGAGCCAGACCGCTAAACGTTGCGCCGTGGCGGCCGTACTGGCCCTGGCCGCGTTGCTACCGCAAATCAACATGCTGAAAACCTCTGAAGCCGGCCTGAAGCTGATTGCCGATGCAGAAGGCTGCCGCACCTCGCCCTATCAGTGCAGCGCCGGCGTCTGGACCAACGGCATTGGTCACACGCAAGGTGTTACCACGACCAGCGTGGTGAACGAGCGCCAGGCCGCGGTAAACCTGGTTTACGACGTGATGCGCGTTGAACGCGGGATCGACCAGTGCATGCCACGTGAAATGCCGTTCCAGGTTTATGACGCGGTGGTGTCATTCGGTTTTAACGTTGGCGTGCACGCCGCCTGTCACTCAACGCTGGCGGGATTGATCAACAGCGGCCGCTGGCACGATGCCTGCCTGCAGCTTAAGCGCTGGGTATATGTCAAAGGCACCTACAACCCGGGCCTGGATAACCGTCGCCAGCGCGAAATGGCGTGGTGTTTAAAAGGAGCGGCATGATGCGACTGGTTGCACTGGCGATCGCCATTTTGCTTATTGCCCTGGGCTTAACCGGCTGGCGCCTTAGCGTGATGACTCATCAACGGGATGAGGCACAGCGCAGGGTGAGTACGCTGACGGCTGACGTCAGCAGCCGGGACAAGGCGCTGGCCCAACTCGATGCGGATATCCAGGCTAGCCGAAAACGCGAGGCGGCGCTGCGGTTGCTTCAGAACCAGGCCAGCGCGCAGGCGCTCCATCGTGAAACCATTATCAGAAGAGAAACCGATGCCAATCCCGCTTTACGTGCCTGGAGCGCTGCTGCTTTGCCTGCTGACGTTATCCGGCTGCACAGCCGTCCGGCCTTCAGCAATGCCCGAGATTATCTGGACTGGTTGTCCACGCGTGACAAGTTGCCCCATTCCGGAAAACAACCTGCAGACGCAGGGTGATTTGGCGGCGGATAACCGCCAGTTAGAGGCTGCGCTCGCATCGTGCGGGTTGCAGATTGAGATGATTAAAGCGTGCCAGGAGCAGCATGATGTTGAAAGCGAACCAACTACGCCAGGTGCTGATAAACAGCGTTCCGCTGCTTCAGCAAAATCCTGACAACCTGACGATAGCGATTCAGTCCGGAAACCTGGTTTCCACGCTGGCCAGCTCGCTGTCGTTTGAATACCACTTCCAGCTGGCCGTCACGATTACTGACTTCGCAGAGGATATCGATCTGATCATGGTTCCCCTGCTGACATGGCTTCGGGAAAACCAGCCCGACATCATGGTTTCGGATGAGAAACGTCGCACCGGCTTTACCTTCACCCTTGAGGCAACCGGAGATGGGCGCAGTAAGGTGAATATCACTCTGCAACTGACCGAACGCGTCTGGGTTGAGCAGCAGAACGGCGCATTACACATCACGCATCTGCCAGAACCGGCTATGCCGGAAAATGTTGAGCGCCCCTGGCAGTTGTACATCAAAGGCAAGCTGGTCAGCGAATGGAAAACATAGCGATAACCCTTATCCGCTGACGCGCTGTTTAGCCATCCCTGGGTAAACGGCATTCGATTGCCGCTTTTCTCCTGCAACGAGAAACTAATGCCATGAACGAGCAAATATTAGAAATCAAGCGCTTGCTGCGCAACATGGTCCGCATTGGCACCGTTGCCGCCATCAATCTGGAGGCGGGAACCTGCCGGGTAAAAACCGGCGATAACACCACTGACTGGCTGCACTGGCTAAGTGCCCGGGCGGGAAGAACCCGTTCATGGAATGCGCCGTCGCCAGGCGAGCAGGTGCTGATCATAAGCCTGGGCGGTGAGCTGAACAGCGGCTTCGTGTTACCCGGCGTGTTCTCTGACGCCAGCCCGGCGCCCTCGGCCTCTGCCGATGCGCTGCACTACTCTTTTCCCGATGGTGCGGTCATTGAATACGAGCCTGCAACCGGCGCGCTGAAAGCCGAAGGGATTCAGACGGCGACGATCAAGGCGGCTGTCAAAATCCTGCTGGATACGCCAGAAGTGGAGTGCACCACGTTACTGAAAACCGCCACGCTGGAAGTGACCCAGGGCGGCACCATGAAGGGCGATGTGTCGCACAGCGGCGGCAGCTTCGCCTCCAACGGCAAAGTGCTGCATACGCACCAGCATCCGGGCGACAGCGGTGGCACCACAGGAGCACCATTATGACAACAGCACGCTACACCGGCATGAGCCGCGAAACAGGCGTAAACCTTGTTGAGCTGGAGCATATCCGCCAGTCCGTCCGTGACATTCTGACGACGCCGCTGGGATCGCGGGTGATGCGCCGTAACTACGGGTCACTGTTGTCGGCGCTAATCGACCAGCCGCAGAACGACAGGTTGCGCCTGCAAATCATGTCGGCCTGTTATATGGCGATCCTGCAGTGGGAGCCGCGCATCAGCCTGACTGCCATTAATTTTGAATCTGCGTTTGACGGCGGGATGGTGGTGGAAATCACCGGCAACCGTGCGGACACCGCGCAGGATTTTTCGTTAACCGTCCCTGTGAGTTGAATCATGCCTACTATCGACCTGAGCCAGCTGCCTGCGCCAAACGTGGTGGAAACGCTGGACTATGAAACGCTGCTTGCCGAACGTAAAGCCACCTTGATTTCGCTCTATCCTGCAGACGAGCAGGCATCGGTTGCCCGGGTTCTGGCGCTGGAGTCCGACCCGCTGGTGAAACTCCTGCAGGAGAACGCCTACCGGGAAGTCATTTTGCGTCAGCGCATCAACGAGGCGGCCAAGGCGGTGATGGTGGCCTGGGCCAACGGCAGCGATCTGGATCAACTGGGCGCCAACAACGGCGTGACGCGGCTGGTGCTGACGCCGGCGGATACCAGCGCTACGCCGCCCGTTGAGGCGGTAATGGAGCGGGATGAAGACTTCCGCGCCCGCATTGCCGCCGCGTTTGAAGGGCTGAGTGTTGCGGGGCCGTCCGGTGCTTACGAATTTCATGCTCGCAGCGCCGATGGCCGCGTAGCCGATGCCTCGGCTATCAGCCCCTCTCCCGCCAGCGTCACGATTACCGTGCTGTCACGCGAAGGCAACGGTGCGGCGGGCAGCGACCTGCTGGCGATCGTGAATGCCGCGCTAAATGACGAAGATGTTCGTCCGGTTGCCGATCGGGTCACCGTCCAGTCGGCTCAGATTGTGGATTATCGCGTTGACGCCACGCTGTATTTGTATCCCGGTCCCGAGGCGGAGCCCATCCGTGCCGCATCCGAGGCGAAGCTCAAGGCATTTGTAAACACCCAGGCACGTTTAGGCCGCGATATTCGCAAGTCTGCGCTGTATGCCGCGCTGCATGTAGAAGGTGTACAGCGCGTCGAACTGGCCCAGCCGGTGGCCGATGTGGTGCTGGATAAAACCCAAGCCGCGTTCTGCACCGGCTACCAGATCACGGTAGGAGGTTCCGATGAGTAAACGCCTGCTGCCAACGGGTTCATCAGCCCTGGAAGTTGCCGCGGCTGAAGCCTGCGCAGCGCTGGAATCCATTCCTGTTCCTTTGCGCCAGTTATGGAATTCGCAGACCTGTCCGGTAGAGCTACTGCCTTACCTGGCCTGGGCCTGGTCGGTGGATCGTTGGGATTCGGGCTGGAGCGAAAGCACGAAACGCAGCGTGGTTGCTGCATCGGAATATATCCATAAACACAAAGGGACGATTGGGTCGCTGCGTCGTGTGGTGGAGCCGATTGGCTACCTGATTCGCTTCACCGAATGGTGGCAAAACGATGGCATCCCCGGAACCTTTCGCATTGATGTCGGCGTGCAGGAAGCCGGGATTGATGAGGCAATGTACAACGAGCTGGAGCGGTTAATTGCTGATGCAAAACCGGTTAGCCGACATTTGATTGGATTGTCTATCAATCTTGATTCAACGGGTTCTTTACCTGTGACTGTCGCCAGCTATAGCGGTGACGAATTAACCGTTTATCCCTTTATACCTTAATCAACACCGCAGGCGGTTCAGGTTACACCGTGCAGCGGTCCATCTTAATGATCTGACGGAAGTGAGAGCATGACAACGAAATATTTTGCCCTACTGACCAATCAGGGCGCGGCAAAGCTGGCCAATGCCGCAGCCCAGGGTACCCAATTGAAGATTACCGAAATGGCTTTGGGCGATGGTGGAGGCAGCCTGCCAACACCGGACCCCGCGCAGACCAAACTGATTAGCGAAAAGCGCCGTGCCGCACTGAATACGCTGAAAACAGATACCGCTAACAGCAACCATATTATTGCTGAACAGATTATTCCAGAGGACGAGGGTGGCTTCTGGATCCGCGAGATTGCCCTGTATGACGACGACGGCACGATGGTTGCCGTCGCGAACTGCGCGGAAACTTACAAGCCAAAGCTGCAGGAAGGCAGCGGTCGTACTCAGACCGTGCGCATGATTCTGATCGTAAATAGTCCCAGTTCCGTTACGCTAAAGATCGACCCTTCGGTTGTGTTAGCAACGCGTCAGTATGTCGATGACAAAGTTATCGAGGTGAAGGCCTATACGGATGACGTGATGAAAAAGCACGTCGATGCAGCCAATCCTCATGATCAGTACTTACTTAAAGAGCAGAATCTGGCTGATTTGCCAGATAAAGCATTAGCGAGGCAAAATCTTAAGTTAGGCACGGCAGCATTAAGCGATGTGCAAACATCCAAAGACGATGTTACTGCAGGACATGTGCTGGTTAATGGTGGTGCAATTGCAGTTCGCTCAATAGCAGCTAGCGCAGTAGATGGGTTTACCTATAAAGATGCGAATGACTTACCGGCGAATGCGGTCAGTTTTGTTTATGCCTCTGCTAAAAACTCCCCTGGCTTTGATGGATCTTTGCTGAGCTATGCCGGGCTTGGAGAGGATTACCATGTACAGATGTCCGCGAAATATCAGACAGGAAACCGTATTGCTTTCCGCGGGCGAAATGGCGACAACAAGGAGTGGAACGCCTGGTATGAATTTTATCATACAGGTAATAAGCCCACAGCCCGCGATATCAATGCTGTTCAAGCCGGTGGCGGTGATGCGATGGCCGCAGAGGGAATGAACAAAGTCATTTTGGGATGGGATAGCCAAAAACTTCTCGGCCAGATTGATGATTTTACTTTAGGTGCGATGTTCTATGAAAAAAATCCGCCGACTCCAGCACAGGTGGGGGCCGTTCCGGCAGCTGGCGGGTCTGTAGCGTATCTTGATGGTGCGGAACATTACGCTACACAGAATGCCAACTGGCCTGCATCCGGTGCTTATGCTGACCAATATAAAGATCCGAGAGCGCCATTCGTTAAGCCATTTGGATATGCCGCGCCCAGAGGCAACAGCTACTACTCCCCCATCGTTAAAGGCCTCATACAAACTGAAGGGTTAGGGTATGGGACGTCAGTCAGTTTTGGTGCACTGACGTTGGGTGACGGCCATTTTGCTAATGGTTGTATCCACGTCATAGGTGATGATGGTACATCACAGGCGTGGTCGTTTGAGCCGCATACCGGCAATCTAAGATCTCCCGGTCAGGTCTACGCTGGCGCCGCATTTTTAAATACAGACGGCAATGTTTATGGTGCTGCGTGGGGCGGTTGGCTAAGTGATCAGCTAAACGCTGTCCGTAATACAGCTAATGATGCATGGAATAAAGCTAACGATGGCCAGGCTAACAGGGTTACCGATATACGCTTAACAGCAGAGCACCAGGTCGGTGCTAACGGCATCACGGATTATCGCAATGCGAATACCGTATTAACCGGTTTTACCAATGGTGATGCTGATTATTCCGCAGAAGGGCTTTTCTGGAGCTATATCCAGTATTACAGAAGTGGTCAATGGATAACGGTGGGACGCTCATAATGATGAATCTTAAAAACTTTAAACGTGGTGAACCCAGAACCGAGCAGCAGAAAGCGCTGGCACAGGGCGGTGCATGGTTTTTGTTCGATGAAGACGGTAATGAATGGTATGAAAGTCAGAAATTGTTTTCGCCAGACACTATCAAAATTGCGTATCGTGAAAAAGGGATTGTCGCGGCTATTGCGAACAATTTTACCGATGTATCCTCTTTATTTCCTGATGGGCTTAGCGTAACGGAGATTGAAAATACGGAGCAAAACCGTCTTGCCGATAATACCGGTGGTTGGGTGTTTGACGGTAAGGGCATTGTAGAGCGGATTTATACGGAGCAAGAGCTGACGGCTTTTGCAGAAGCTGAAAAAGCTAAGCGACTTGTCGCAGCATCTAAAGTCGTTGCGCCGCTTCAGGATGCCGCAGACTTAGAGATGGCCACTGATGAAGAAAAAGCCCGTTTACTTTCCTGGAAAAAATATCGGGTAATGCTTAACCGCGTGGATACAGCCAAACCCGACTGGCCTCAAGCACCAGAGTAGCATGCTGGAAATTTGAGAGCTGGTTGAGCAGGATGACATTCTTCGCTCTGCATCTACTACGCTGCGGCGATATCCTTCATCAGTCATTAACGGATGAATTTATCGCGCGGCGTATCACTTCATTACAATTAACGGTTTCACTCATCACTTCCCAGACCTTAAGTTTTGGCTCCAGCTGAACCATTTACAGTAAAGTCAAATCCTGTTCTTTATTTCCCCTGTGCCCCTGTTCATACGCTTGGATATATCATGAAAAGCGAACCTCATAAAAACTTCAGTTAAAAAGAATCGATGAGTCATTAAGTTTAATATTTACAATGGGTTATTTTTTTCGTGCGCTGTCTGGCGCTGAGAATCCTTCACAATAATTGCGATTAGTTCAAGTGCTGTTTAGTCATATGCCAGCAAACCGCAATCGCATGCATCCTTTTCACTGACCTGACACTCTGAGCACACCCACAACACGGAGTGCTACAGATGTCTGATTTTCATCACGGTGTCCGCGTCGTCGAAGTCAATGACGGTACACGCACCATTTCAACAGTTTCAACCGCCATTGTTGGCATGATCTGCACCGCAGAAGATGCTGATGCAACGGCATTTCCTCTTAACACACCTGTTCTGCTGACCAACGTGCAGGCAGCTATCGGTAAAGCCGGCACCAAAGGCACGTTAGCAGCCGCGCTGCAGGCGATTGCTGACCAGGCGAAGCCGGTAACCGTCGTGGTTCGCGTAGCAGAAGGCGCGAGCCAGGCTGAAACCACCTCTAACCTGATTGGCTCGACGGATGCGAACGGTAAATACACCGGCATGAAGGCGCTGCTCAGCGCGCAAACGCAGCTGGGTGTTAAACCGCGCATTCTTGGCGTGCCGGGTCTGGATTCGCTGGAAGTGGCGACAGCGCTGGCCAGCATTGCCCAGCAGCTGCGTGGCTTTGCCTACGTGTCCGCCTGGAACAGCAAAACCATCTCTGACGCCATGAAGTACCGCGAAAACTTCAGCCAGCGCGAGCTGATGGTGATCTGGCCAGATTTTATTGCCTGGAACACGGCAACCAATAAATCTGAAATGGCTTATGCCACCGCACGTGCGCTGGGCCTGCGCGCCAAAATTGACAACGACACCGGCTGGCATAAAACCCTGTCTAACGTGGGCGTCAATGGCGTGACGGGTATCTCTGCAGATGTTTTCTGGGATCTGCAACAGACCGGCACCGATGCCGATCTGCTGAACGAAAAGTGTGTGACCACGCTGATTCGTAAGGACGGTTTCCGTTTCTGGGGCAACCGCACCTGCAGCGATGATCCACTTTTTGCCTTTGAAAACTACACCCGTTCAGCGCAGGTGCTGGCCGATACCATGGCGGAAGCGCACATGTGGGCCAACGACAAACCGCTGACGCCAGTACTGGTACGCGAAATCATCGCCGGTATCAATGCCAAGTTCCGTGAGCTGGTCAGTGCCGGTTATCTGCTGGGCGCCAACTGCTGGTACGACGAAAGCGCCAACGATAAAGAGAGCCTGAAGGCGGGCAAACTGTTTATCGATTACGACTACACGCCGGTGCCGCCGCTGGAAGATCTGACCCTGCGTCAGCGCATCACCGATACCTATCTGGCGAACTTCGCCGCATCCGTAAACAGCTAAGGAGCCGGATAAATGGCACTGCCACGTAAACTCAAGGGGTTGAACCTCTTCAACGATTCAAACAGCTATCAGGGCATCGTCACCGCAGTTACGCTGCCGAAGCTGTCACGCAAGCTGGATACCTACCGCGCTGGCGGTATGAACGGTGCGGCATTCATTGATAACGGCCTGGACGATGCGGCACTCGATATGGAGTGGACGCTGGGCGGGATGGATGAGCTGGTATTAAGCCAGTGGGGCGCGATGGCGAACGTACCGTTGCGTTTCACCGGTTCTTATCAGCGTGATGACACCGGCGAAGAAATCGCCGTGGAAATCGAAGTACGCGGTAAGCACCAGTCCTTTGACTTCGGTGAAGCCAAACAGGGCGAAAACACCGAAACCAAAATCACCAGTAAAAACACCTATTTCAAACTGACCTGGAATGGCAAAGAGCTGATCGAAATCGACACCGTCAACATGGTGGAGAAGGTCAACGGCGTCGATCGTCTGGAACAGCGCCGTAAAAACCTCGGCCTGGTGTAATAACAACGGCCGGCGCGTCCTGCGCTGGCCCCTCTTGATTGGGATGGAGAAAAAATGGAACAGCTTGATAAGCCAGAACTGAAAGAAAACCTGGTGGTGCTGGAAAGCCCGATTTCACGTGGCGATGTGGTGATCGCTCAGGTTGAGCTGGTGAAACCGACCGCCGGCGCGCTGCGCGGTGTGCGGCTGGCTGATCTGGCCTCGTCCGATGTGGATGCCCTGTTGATGGTGCTGCCCCGCATCACCATGCCTTCGCTGACCAAAGCAGAGTGCAACGCACTGGACCCAGTTGACCTGATTGCCCTGGGCGGCAAGGTGATTGGTTTTTTGTCAGCGAAATCGGCCGCGTAAGCTGGCCCCGCGATCTGACGGTCAATGACCTGATGGCCGATATTGCCAGCGTTTTTCACTGGCCACCCTCAGAAATGTATCCCATGTCGCTGGAAGAGTTACTCGACTGGCGGCATAGAGTGATGATCCGCAGTGGAGTAACCTCAGATGAGTAACACGCTCAAGCTGCAAGTGCTGCTGGAAGCGGTTGATCGGGCTACGCGCCCGTTCAATGCCGTACGTAAAGAAACCGAAAAGCTGTCTGCGGATATCCAGGAAACGCAGGATCGCCTGGACGAGCTCAATGCTAAATCCGCGCAGATTGAAGGGTTCCGTGAAACCCGCAAAGAACTGACGCTGACCCAACAAAATCTTAAAAATACCCGGGCAGAAGCAGCGGCACTTGCCATTCAACTTAAAAACACCCAAAACCCTACCGCGGAACAAACCCAGGCGCTGGATAAGCTGCGTCAGTCGGCTAACGCGCTGCAGCAAAAAAACCTTCAACTGCGTCAGTCGGTACAGGAGCAGCGCCAGTCCCTGAATGAGGCGGGAATTTCCACGCGCCGGTTGAGCAGCGAGCGCCAGAAGCTGAATCAACAAACAGAGCGCACGACATCCACCCTCAATGCGCAGGGTGAGTCCATGAATCTGCTAAATCAGCGTCAGGACAAGCTCAACCGCACCCGTGAACGTTACCGTGCGGGCATGGCGCTGGCAGATAACGTACAAAGCGCCAGTTCGAAGGCCAAAGACTTTGTCGAGAAGGGCCGCAAAGTTATCGATTACCTGTCACCCAGTGACGCGAAAGACGGCAAGGGACGCGTTGACGGGCAGGGCGCGGGCAATATCACAGAACTCAATAAGGCGATGGCCAGTGTCGGCCCGGTGGCAAAACAGGCGGGACTGAGTGTTGGCCAGACCGCGGCCATGATGGGCGTGCTGGCGGAAAACGGTATAACGGGCAGCCAGGCAGGCGCCGGCGCCAGTGCGATGTTAACGCACGTTCAGGCGCCTGATGCCAGCGCAGACAGCGCGCTTAAAGCGTTGAATGTGCAAACCGCTGACGACCAGGGCAACAGTCAGCCCATTTTCGCGGTGCTCAGCCAGGTGCAGGCGGCGTTTGAGAAAAACAAGCTCGACGCTGCCCAGCAGGCCACTTATCTGCAGGCCATCTTTGGTCAACAGGGCGCCGCACCTGCTGCAGCATTGATGAAGGGTGCGGCCAGTGGCCGGCTGGATCAGCTGTCTCAGGCGCCCGCTGCCCAGCCGCCTGCAGCAGATGCCTCTGTGGATACCCACCTGCAAGCTATCAGTCAGGACGGCTTATCCGTCCAGTCCGTTCTGACCGGCGTCATGAATATCAATCCTCAACTTTCTGACAGCCTGCTGACGCTGGCGGCCGGTGGGCTGACCTTGGTGGATTCCCTGGCCAGCGTCGGGAACATTGCCTGGCCGGTCATTAGCGGGCTGAGCACCATCATGGCGGGTGTGGAGCTGCTTGGCGGTGCATTTGCCATCATCGGCGGCGCCATTACGGCCACGCTGGGAGCGATCACGCTGCCGGTGGTGGTGCTTGGTGCCGCTATCGCGGCGGGGGCCATGCTGGTTTATCAGTACTGGGAACCGATTAGCGCCTTTATCAGCGGCATCGCTCAGGGCTTCAGTGCGGCGATGGGGCCGATAAGCGACGCGTTCGCGCCGCTGAAGCCGGTATTTGAGTGGTTCAGCAATAAAGTGTCCGAGCTGGGGGCCTGGTTCTCAAAGCTGCTGGAACCCGTGAAGTTTTCTCAGCAGGAACTGGCCTCGGCAGGTGAGATGGGACAGCGCTTCGGCAATATGCTGGCGACGGCACTCAAATTACCCGGTGAAGCCCTGAATCAGCTGCGAGGCGGCATTGACTGGGTGCTGGGCAAGCTTGGCATCATCGATGAGAAATCTGACAAGGTGAAAGACAAGCTGCCTCCGCCCAAAATGCGTGAGCAGGATGAAGAGGATGAGGATAACGCGGATGCCCGTCCGGCTGCATCGCGTGCCAGCCTGAACAGCACGCTCAATCAGCCTTTGCCCTCGGTTAACAATTCAAACGTGGATAACCGTCAGCACACGGTCACCAACAATATCTTTACAACAAGTGAGCCTCAGGCGATTGGACAGGCCGTCGCGCAGGCTTCCACGGTTTCGCCGTGGTCCACGTCTGACCATAGCTATAACTCCATGTTTAGTCTGGATTAATTAACCATGATGATGATATTAGGCATGATGCCGTTTGTACGGCAAACCCTTCCCTTCGACAATTTGCAGCATGACATTACCTATCGCTGGGCGAAAAACAGCCGCGTGGGGCGCCGTGAGTCGACCCAGTTTTTGGGCGGCGGCGACGATAAAATCAAGCTGTCTGGCGAACTCCGGCCTGAAATCACCGGCGGCAATGTCACGCTGCTGGCGCTGAAGACTATGGCCGATGAAGGGCTGGCGTGGCCGCTGATTGGCGGCAATGGCATTATTTACGGCATGTTTGTTGTGACGGATTTCTCGGCCACGCATACGGAGTTCTACAGCGACGGCAGTGCGCGCAAGATAGGCTTTACCCTCAACCTGATGCGGGTAGACGATTCACTAACCAGTATGTTCGGGGACTTAAAAAGGCAGGCGGAAGAACTGCAAAACCGGGTCAGCGACGCAGCGCAACGGGTCGGCTCTGTCATCAATAGCGCCACTTCTGCGCTGAATGGAGGGCGCTGAGATGAGCGATATCGTCCCGATTCCGGTGCCCCTGCGCGTTGCGCCTACGCCGGACTTTACTATCAAAATTGAGACGAAGGATAAAACGGAAGATATTCGCCCACGGCTGATTTCTCTGAAGTTGACGGACAACCGCGGCCTGGAGGTCGATCAGCTGGACCTGGTGCTCGACGACAGTGACGGCCAGTTGGTCATGCCGCCCTTTGGCGCGAAAGTGGTCTTAGAGATAGGCTGGAAGGGGCAGCCGCTTGCAGATAAAGGCTCCTACATCATTGATCAGGTCACCTACCAGGGCGCGCCGGACACGATAACGGTTGTCGCCCGAAGCGCCGATTTTAGCGGTTCGCTCGATGTTAAAATCACTGATTCGTATCCAGACATGACGGTTGGCGAGGTTGTGGACAAAATCGCGAAACGTAACGGGCTTACCTCCGACGTGCGGCCGGAGATAGCCAGAAAAAAGATTAAGCATATCGATCAGACGCAGGAAACGGACGGCACGTTCATTACCCGGCTGGCTATGCTGGTTGGCGCGGTGGCGGCAATAAAAGATAAGACGCTACTGTTCTTTCCCCCCGGGCAGGGCGTGACCGTGAGCGGAAAGCCGATTCCACTCCTGAATCTGAACCGACAGGATGGCGATAAGTATGAGTACAAATTGTTTAAGCGCGACGATTACAGTGGCGTTGAAGCAAAATGGTACGATCAGAAAAAGGCGCAGCAGAAAGGGATAACCGTCAACACGATACCGCCAGCAACACCGACGCTGAACCCTGTCCATCCGGCGGCCAAAAATATCCCAACTATAGGGCAACAAGACCCGGGAAAAACCTATGTTTTTGGCAGCAATAAGAAGCTGTTCGTACTGAATACGCATTTCAGTAGCCAGGAGGAAGCAGAGGAGGCGGCTAAAGCGAAGTGGCAGGAACTGCAACGCAACCGGGCTACGTTGAAGATCCTACTGGCACTGGGCGCTGCAAAGCTGATTCCTGAAACGCCGGTCAAAGCCCAGGGCTTTAAATCGGTCATCGATAATCAAAAATGGCTGATTACCAATATCGTGCATACCCTCGATAAAAGTGGATTTACCACCTTGTTGAACCTGGAGCTGATGGTTGAAAACGTGGATTACGTCTTAGTGGAAAAACAGGCTGGTTAGATTAAGTCTAATTTAAGTTGCTTTTTGTTTAGTCTTTGGCTAATGTTGTTGTATGCCAGAGAGGAGAACCACCATGATGCATTGCCCAAAATGTCAGACCGCCGCCCATACGAAAAGCAGTCGCTACGTTTCGAAAGAGACGAAAGAACGTTATCACCAGTGCCAGAACATTAACTGCAGTTGTACCTTTAAAACCCTGGAGAGCGTGTCCGGGATTATCGTCGAACCGGCGCAGATCAATACGGTGCCGATGATGGCAAAAGGCAGCAATAACCCCTCACCGCAGCTGCTGTAAGCCCAACCCGCGAAAGCGGGTTTTTTTATGGCTGCGGCCTGGATAGGATCGCTGAGAGATGAGGCTGAAGGCCCGCGCGCCGTAGATGTTTAAGGGCGCGACAGCGGCCTCTGGGAGTTCTGTTAATAACTGTACGGCGGGTAGGGCGCGGGCCCTTGGGGACAATGACAATAACTGTACGGGAATGAAAAGATTTCAGGAGTGTCAGCACGACAAAATATATGTCCAGTGAATGGAGATGAATTGTGGCGGTATTTTCGGCAGAAGAAAACTCAGGGTTATAAAGCATTTTGGCACTGAGAGTGAGTCAACAGTGATATTTTAAATTTTGCATGCGAATTCCCTTCTTCCCTGCGGAAGAAGGGAAGGGTCCAAAATCAGTGAACGATATGTGTAAATTTGCTCTCAATCATCACCAGCCCCGACTCTGTTCGCAAAAAGCGCGGCGCGGTTAAGTCATCAGCCATGATGTTAACCATCTGGAATAACAAGCCCGTGATATGTTTTTGCAAGTCTGCCGGGGCCTGCTGATTCAGCAATACTAACGTTAACGCGCTGCAATATTGCCGCATCTCTTCCGAGTCTATCAAATCCTTGGTGCGACAGGCTTTGTCATCACCTTTCTCCAGCGTGAGGCGTTTAATCAGGTGTTCTGGCAGTGGCTGGTCCAACAGAACCCTCAGGACTTCCAGTGCAGCAAGCAGGCGACCGCATAGCGCCATGCGATCTACAATATCGTTACATTCAACCAAGGCATCGACATAGCGCACGCACGTATCCAGCACCTGAAAGAGATCGTGCGTGGTGCCGAGCGGCGTTTTCAAGAGGTTTGAGATCGCAGATTCGATAACTGGTTGAATGTCCACGATTTGATGATGGGCAGTTGTGTTACTATCGGTGTTAGCCATAGCGTTGTTTCCTAAAGAGTGAACGTTGTGGTTAAACGCTCCGGTATGTGTTGCATCACTGCCGGGGCGTTGCTCTCATAAAAGGCCTCATGTTAGTGTGGTCTTTTAAAGGATTAAAATGAGGGAATAGGTCAATACATGTCAATCATAATGCGTGAAAAAAAACCAAAAGGTCGAGGCAAGTCCCCACAATTTCAAATGCGCATTGATCCCGCCTTGAAAAAACAGCTCAATGCGGTTGCAACTGAAGAAGGAATTAGTTTAGCAAACTGGTTGAAGAATCTGGCGAGGGAGGCATTAAAGGCAAGGGGAATTGAGCCGAAGGGATAAATTTGTGGGTGAAATGTTGAGTTAATTATATGTGTAGTAAATGGAAAAAGCTAAATTTCGCTATTGTGAAGTTTTTAATGTGGCCATTACAACTTTGATAAAATAGCTGAGGCTTTGATGGAGTTTGAGTAAATGAAGCTTTTATTGTATGTTTGCTGCAATCTTTTTTCTATCTTGCGCCGATTATAGTCAGTGTTGTTGGCGCTTATTTTATTGTGCGATTTGTTCCATTTTACCAAATGGAGTTTGTCTTTGCCTGGGTCGGTATCGTTGCTTGTTTTTATGTAAGATATAGTAAGTGGGTTTAATTTTAAATGCAGGATTTATATCTACAATTTTAAATGCCTCACAGTAATATCGTGTTTTGCTGCAGCCTGTTTATCGATGTAAGCGAAAAAAATTGAATGTTACCTCATCAAGTCATTTTGAAATTTTGGCTAACCTTACAAGCTTCATTTTCGTTAGACTTAAGTCAGTGAGCAAGTGATTATGAGTCCGAACTAGTTTTGAATAAAAACAGTAACTTACTGTTTTATAATAAATTTAGCTTGGCATATAGAGACATATAATGACATATAGTGACATCCTCTGCTGCCATTTTGCTGCCATTTTTTCGACTTACAGGCGCTCTAGGGGATTAAGGTTAATTGCTTCTGAAAGATGTTCCGGTGCAAAGTGTGAATAACGCATTGTTACCTTAATATCGGTATGACCTAAAATGCGTTGCAATACCAAAATGTTCCCGCCATTCATCATAAAGTGAGATGCAAAAGTGTGACGCAAAATATGAGTAAGCTGGCCTGGCGGAGTTTCAATCCCTGCTCTTTTTAATGCGGAACGGAAAGCGGCATAGCATGACCCAAACAAAGGTTTTGCATTCCTGCAGGCAGGTAACTCCCGAAGTAAATCATCACTGATGGGAATTGCCCGATTTTTTTTACCTTTAGTTTTAGTAAAGATGACTTTACCAGCCCTGATTTGATTACCTTTCAGTGTTTCTGCTTCACCCCAGCGCGCACCTGTTGCCAAGCACAATTTAACAACGCTAAGTAGATCTTTAGAGGTACTTGCTTCGCATTCTTTTAACAATGCTCTAATTTCTTCATTACTCAAATATGCCATTTCGGATTCGGCAATTTTATACTCTCTGACGTTATCCAATGGATTAGGAGCCTTCCACTCATCCAGGCGGCGCAATTCATTGAATACCGCCCGGAAATATGCCAGTTCAAGATTAACGGTGCGGGGGGTAACTTTTTTCACGCGATTTGATCGGGTGATTTTTCCAGACAAGCGCTGCTCGCGGTAAGCTGAAAAAATTCTAGCATTAAATTCTGTTGCTAATGGATTGCCCATTGCTTCACAAGCAAAGGCCATCGCATCTTTTCTTTTCTTCCCATCAGTCAAAGTTATGCCGTGAGCGTTGTACCAATTTTCGACAAGATCGAAAACGGTTCGTTTGTCAGTTTTTTCACCAAGCCAAGGCTTTTCCTGCACCTGATCCTTAACGTGCTTTTCAAAGGATAACGCCTCGCCTTTTGTGGCAAATTGCCTCCTCACTCTTTTACCGTCACGCCCATTAGGAAAGAATTGCGCCAGCCACTTACCATTAGCTAGTTTACTTACGGCCATTTTTTCTAAATGTACTCCGTCTTATTGACGATTTTACCTAACACCGAAATATCATTCGGCGAGCACTCGAAGGAAGCCGGACCATTCTCAACCCTTAATTTCTTACCGGGTAGTCTGTACAACTCCTTGATGCTGGTAAGGCCGTCAATGTCTATCAGCCATAATCCGTCTGTAACCTCCGATCTAGCCCCGTCAACCAAGTAAATTACATTTTCTAACTCCACTAAAAACGGTTTTGTGATTTCAGGGCGAAGTAGTCTTGAGTCATAAGAAACTTCAAAACTGGACTGTATAACCCCACTTGAGATCTTTTTTAGGTTCATTTTGGTTTGTGTGTCGGATGAGTCAGTCCTGCCAGAACTACCCTCGCCAGTTGCAAGCCAGAGAATCGGTGTACCGGTATCCAAGTGGCAAGCTATCAGCCAATCATGCGGAAAAGTGTCACGCATCCAACGGTTTGCCATGGTGCTTTGTGAAATACCCAAGTGATTACACAACGCCTGGCGAGTTGAGAAGTTATAAGCCCTCATGATGCGATTTATAGCTTCGCGCCCGCCACCTTGTGATGGGTAAAGATGCTTATTTCCTTCTTTTGGGGTTTCTGTAGTGTTTGACATGTTTGATTTGAGATCCTATTATCGCAAGTGTGATGTGTGGCATATACTGACATATAGTGACATCTAACAACCCAAAAGGAATCTTGCATTATGAAAAGTGATTTTACAATGCGCCCGAATCTCAACTTTGTGATTTCTGAACCCTTCATCTCTTTAGATGAATACTGTCGCCGTACCGGCATTTGCCAACGCACCGCGCGCAAGATGTGTAAGGAAAACCGCCTTCCTATCAGGAAGAAAGGCGGCCTTAACTCGCTCGTTGAGGTCAATATGCTGGCTCTCATCGTTGAAGCTGCATCCGACTACCACATAACACTGCAAGCCTGATGCATCCATATTGGGATATTGAAAGGGATTAATCATGTTTGATTTTCGAGTATCCACACATAACCACTTTGACGAGGCCTGCCGTAGATTCGCCCTGTCTCACAATATGAAAGAGCTGGCACAGGCTGCAGGCATGAACGTGCAGACCCTGCGCAACAAGCTGAACCCTGAGCAGCCGCACCAGTTGACCGTTGCGGAAATGCTTTTGCTCACTGACCTGACCGAAGATGCAACCTTAATGGATGGTGCGCTGGCACAGCTACATTGTTTGCCTTGCGTACCAATGAACGAACACGCCGAGGAAAAATTGTCAGCCTACGTTTTGAAGGCAACGGCAGAAGTGGGGCAGCTGGCAGCCGGTGCAGTGAATCAGGATGCGTTGAGCACTTCCTGTCGCCGCAGCCTGATGAAAAGCGTTAATACCGGCATTCGCTGCCTGAGTCTGGCCGCTATAGCAGTACAGGCCCGCATTCATTCCAATCCCACTATGGCATCAACCGTAGACGCGATCAGCGGCCTCGGCGCATCCATTGGCCTGAGCTGAGGGACTGATAATGATTTCACTGGCATCACGTCTTAAGCGTCAAAGCCCGTCAGTAGCCTACGGCAACGGCTGGATCATGGGTGAGAACGGCAAGCCTTGGCATCCGTGCAACAGCCAAAAGCAACTGCTGCAGGGGCTGACCAGTAAGCGCAAACCCGCCGGTTTCATGGCGCGTTTATTCAGGGGGGTAACATGCAGCGAGTAACAGGCAACACAACCGCACAGCAAGGCCCGGCATCTTTTGCCAAAACTCATTCAACGGGCAATCGTGCTGATGCTGTTAACAAAATGTCGTTTGATGAGTTTCGGAAAAGCTGGCGGCAGCAGCGTGACAATAACGCTAACCCGTCACTGCGTTATTTCAACCGTCAGAATGACGAGTTTAAATTTTGCGTGTTAACCCTGGCTAACCGTGAAAATCCTAAAACATTTTCACAGGAGGAAATCGGAAAGCCGTTTGAATACTTCGACGAATACCGCCGCGAATTAATCATCATGGCAATGAATAAAATGGCGCGCTGGGGAAAAATATTACCCCGACAGTTTTCTACCGCAGACTGTTTTTTACCTGAGTAAATAAGACTCAAAAAAATTAATGGCGTAAACCCGCCGGGCATTCCTTTGCCCTGAATCTGGAGAACTGAACAATGAGAAATACCGAAACCCGTAATTTTGAAGCCGACGCAGACACGCTTAATGCACTGCTGAACAAGGCTAAAACAGAACAGCGCAGCGATGATGCGCTGGCCGTGTCAATCCGCATTGCGGCGCTGGTCATCCATGCTCGCAAGCACGAAATGACCGCGCCGGAAATCATTGAGCTGCTGGATAAAGAGGCAGAGCGTTTTGAGCATCAGGCGCGGGAGCTGCACTAATGGCCGATTCAATGGATTTAGTCCAGGCGCGCGTTGAGGAAGAACTGCAGCGCAATCTCGCTAACGCACGTCACCAGCCTGTCGGGGCTGGTGAGTTCTTTTGTCTGGCCTGCGATGAGGCGATACCGGAGGCCCGTCGCCGCGCGGTACAGGGTGTTACCCACTGCGTCGCCTGTCAGGAAATCGTCGAGCTGAAAAGCGCCCACTATAAAGGCGGTGCTGTATGAGTACGATCCTCAAGTGGGCGGGCAACAAAACCCGCCTCATGCCCGAGCTGCTTAATCATCTGCCGCAGGGGCATCGCCTCGTTGAGCCCTTCGCAGGTTCCTGCGCGGTGATGATGGCAACGGATTACCCGGCTTATTTATTGGCTGACGTTAATCCCGACCTGATTAATCTTTATCGCCAGATTAAAGAACACACGCGCCCGTTTATTGTGGTGGCGATGAGCCTGTTTACCCAAAACAAAACGGCAGAGGATTATTACCGCATTCGCGAAGCGTTTAACCATGACCCGGCTTTACCTCTGCTTGAGCGCGCCGCACATTTCCTCTACCTGAACCGCCACGGCTACCGTGGCCTGTGCCGTTACAACCGTAAGAGTGAATTTAATATCCCCTACGGAAACTATTCTGAACCCTACTTCCCCTTGGAAGAAATCGAAACTTTCGCAGCCAAAGCCCACCGTGCAACGTTTGTCTGTGCTGATTTCCGCGAGACGTTGAGCATGATTCAGACCGGCGACGTCGTTTATTGCGATCCGCCCTATGACGGCACGTTTAACGACTACCACGCAGGCGGATTTGATAAGGCCGCGCAGCAGGACTTAGCCAGCATGTTAACCAGCGTGTCAGAACGCTGTCCGGTCATCGCTTCAAACAGCGATACCGACTATACGCGTACGCTTTTTAATGCCTACGAGCTGACGAGTGTAAGAGCAGCCCGCGCGGTTGGTGTGGCTGCCGGTGAAGGCAAAAGCGCTGCGGAAATCATTGCTGTTCGTCGCCCTGCCCATGTTTGGGTTGGGGTTGATATGGCTGCAGATGAGGCGGCCATATGACCGCCTATTACAACGAGTTTGATCCATTTGCAGCGCAGTGGCTGCGTAAACTTATTGATGCTGGCTTAATTGCGCCCGGCGTCGTTGATGACCGGAGTATTACAGATGTCACACCATCAGATATCAAAGGCTTCACTCAGTGCCATTTCTTCGCAGGTGTTGGCGGATGGAGCTACGCGCTTCGGCTCGCCTCCGTGCCAGACTCTTTCCCTTGCTGGACAGGTTCACCACCCTGCCAGCCATTCAGCACCGCCGGAAAGCAACTCGGCCAGCTTGATGAGCGACACCTTGCCCCAACCTTTATGCGCCTCGTCGCGCAGTGCCGCCCTGCAGTCCTGTTTGGCGAACAGGTTGCAGCGGCAATTAGCAAACACTGGCTCGACGATTTATTCCTTGAACTGGAAAACGAAAATTACACCTGCGGGGCGGCCGTATTGCCAGCATGTGGCGTCGGCGCACCGCACAGCAGAGACAGATTGTTCTTTGGTGCGGCCATGGACTACGCCAACGACGCGGGCGCACAAGGATACGGGCGATTTGAGCCGGTCATTTTTCCGCAGGGACGGGAGAATGAGAAACGACACGCTTTATCGTCAGATGTGGCTGCACGTCTTTGGTCTGGATGGAAAGCCGACACGGGAGCAGATGGTACAACTCGAAGCCTGCCAGCCGGATTTGGCACGCCTGCTTATGGGCTATCCACAAGAGTGGGACGCCTGCGCGGTTACGGTAACGCGATAGCTCCGCAGGTTGCTGCTGAGTTCATTACCGCCTTCATGTCGGCATCAACTGAGGCGGCTGCATGATTGAGCACTATGCTTACCCGTGGAATGTGCCACGGGAAGCCATCTCCAGCCCTTATCCCACCTATGAGGAAATGCACAGCCGCAGTCAAATGATTGCGGCTTTCGTGCGTGCGCAGGAGCTGCTTGAGCAGCAGCCGACGCTGATCCAGATTGACGTTAAGCGTCGCGTCAACGAGCTGGAAAAATCACAGGGCATTGCCCGCGCCAATGCGTACTTAACGAAAACTTTCGTCGAGCGCACATTGCCGCGTGTTGAATGCGTTAACGAGCAGTACCGGGTTAAGACTATGGACGCCAGCACATTTAATCTGCTGGCGCATAACGCCCCGAAAGAGACTGGCGCAGCGCGTGCCGGCGGCCAGCTGTGGGAGCTGATGAAGCGTTTTAACCGCCTGGCTGATATGTCGCGTGCCGATGTGGATTTGCTGGCCGGTGATATTGCCAGTTTCATTCTGGCCGAGCTTGTACAGGCACACGCGCAGGCAGCTGATGAGTCAGATTATAAATACACGCACCGCGTCTACATGACGGCGGCGGCCATCACCCGTGAATTTAATCAGACGCCGCCACTGTGGGATAAGGTGACGTCCCGTTTCTTTGATCCCGAAGAAGTCACGCCCGCCGTGCTGCGTATGCAGACTGAAAAGTGGTGGACGGGGAGACTGCGCCGCGTGGCTGCGTCATGGCGGGAACACCTGCAGATCGCCCTGGCTAACGTCAGCAAAAAGCACACGCCGTACGCCAGCAGAATGACGGTTTCCGAATGGCGGGAACAGAAACGCCGCACCCGTGAGTTTTTAAAGGGCATGGAACTGGAAGACGAGGAAGGCAACCGCATCAGCCTGATTGAGAAATACGACGGCAGCGTGGCTAATCCGGCAATCCGTCGTTGCGAGCTGATGACCCGCATTCGCGGCTTTGAAAATATCTGTAATGAGCTGGGCTATGTCGGAGAGTTTTACACACTGACCGCGCCGTCACGCTATCACGCCACAATCAAAACCGGCCATCGCAACCGCAAGTGGAATGGTGCCAGCCCGGCAGACACGCAGCGTTACCTCTGCAGCGTCTGGCAGCGTATCCGGGCAAAGCTGCATCGTGATGACATTCGAATCTTTGGCATTCGCGTTGCCGAACCTCACCACGACGCAACGCCACACTGGCACATGCTGATGTTTATGCGTCCCGAAGATGCGGATCAGGTGCGTCAGACAATCCGCGACTATGCCTTTCAGCAGGACAGCAACGAGCTGACAACGGATAAAGCCCGTAAAGCGCGCTTTCATGCCGAGGCCATCGATCCGGAAAAAGGCAGCGCTACGGGGTACGTGGCTAAATATATCTCCAAGAATATCGACGGCTACGCACTGGATGGGGAGCTGGACGACGAAAGCGGCAAAGAGTTGAAAGAAACCGCCCCCTCTGTTTCTGCCTGGGCGGCCCGCTGGCACATCCGCCAGTTTCAGTTTGTAGGCGGTGCGCCGGTCACGGTTTACCGCGAGCTGCGTCGCATGGATGACACCGACACCGCTCACGGCCTGAGCGTGGAGTTTGCCGCTGCGCATGACGCGGCAGACGTGGGCGACTGGGCGGCATACGTTAACGCGCAGGGCGGCCCGTTCGTGCGTCGTGATGAGCTGGCCGTGCGTACATGGTATCAGTCGGGCGATGAGCTGAATGAATACGGTGAGGAAACCGTGCGTATTAAGGGCGTCTACGCAACTGAGGTTGGCGCAGATACTCCGATTCTAACCCGTCTGGCACAGTGGAAGATTGTTCCGAAACGTGCCGTTGATTTTGGTTTTGACCTTCAGGGCGCGCCCGCGCCCTCTCGGAGTTCTGTCAATAACTGTACGGGGCGTTTGAGATCCAAGGATTCAAACCCGCCGGAAAGTGTGGAAGAAATCGATCTCAAAGGGATGAGCCCTAAAGAACGGCGACGAATGCTGGCCCGACTGAGAGCAGAAAAGCCGGATAAAAAACACCTTGTGTTGCGGCGGCCAGACAAGATAGAGACGGCGTGTGATAACGTGATCGGCCAGGTCAGAGATTTAAGCGGCGAAACCATCAGTCGCGGTCTGGCCGTGCGCCTGATAGGTGGTATACAGACAGAAATTGCGGGAAAAATGTTCCGCAGCACCTGTTACGGCGACTTAGTTCGGCCGTTCAGGAACAAAAATGGCACTTCACGCAAAGACGAAATACTGAGCCGTTTCAACAGCCTTGCTGAAAGTGTTAAAGCGGCCAACTTACTTAAAGCAGAAAGCAAAGCGCACAAAAAGGAAGGCTAAAAGTAAAAAAACATTTCACTTTAAGAACTCTCTAATATACTGTGTTTATGTACAGTTGTTTGTAGGGAGAAAATGTAATGCAGGATTATTTTTTTGAGTCTTTGAAGTTACAACGAATTGATTTATTTATTAAATTAGTCGCATCTAGTGATTGTAGTGAAGATGAAAAGAGTTTAGCGATCCAGTGGGTGTCTGAGCTGACCGACGAGCTCATGAAAAAGGTCAGAACCCACGAATATGCCCGCTCTATGGAAGTTTCTGAGTAAAAACGTTATGAGAATGGATATAGCCATCAAATCAACTCAGTTAATGCCGATAAGATAGTAAAGAGGCCGCCGCGCTTTTTTAAATATCAAGGCTCTTGAAAATGAAACTTCATGTAGTGCCTACTTTTATGAAGGGGCACTACATGTGCTCATCAGTATGCGTTAAGACAGAAACATCTTGCGCAATTGATGTCAATGAACTTAAGTTAAGTAACGCAACCAACACGCAGAATGATTGTCCTATTCGTAAGGCATTTGCCGTTGTTGTTGCTGGTGTCGAAGTGTACACTTCCGCGCCACCTAGAAGGAGGGTGGGTTATGTCAGGCATCACCGCATTTACTTTGGGTAATCCCATTGAACGTTTGGCTAGAGTTCTGAAAGAGAACCAAGACAAGCTCAACTTGAGTCGAGATGGGTTTGTGACCGTTGATTTGTCAAACGAGGAGACACTAAAAGCTATCAAAAATCAGGTAGATAAGCTTGAAGGTGTCAAAACGAGCACTGTTAAAACAAGAAGTTTCAGAAACAGATAATGGCTACGTTACTTTTAGCTGTCATTCTTGTTAGTGGTTTTGTGTACGTTAACCTCTCACTTTCAACGCGTTACAGATATAAGCGTTCCAATGGTTGGGACGCTTATTTTTTTGTCGCTGCGTGGGGGATTGTCTTTTTTCTAGCTGGTGGGCTCCTGACTTTCATACTAAATTTTAGTGGTGGATTCCGTTTCGTTTCCAATCTGTTAAAACTTACTCCAGAAAGTTTCAGTGGGATGCTATCCACCACAACCGACAAAGCCCAGAGAATCAATGAAATCAAACAGATAGCGTGGGTTGTGATTTCTATTTTGCTGGCGGCTCTTTTTGGCTGGTTGAATAAAAGGCGTACGTCGAAAGGTGATCGCCGATGGGATGCGCTAGCAAAAGCTGTAGGAAACAACGTTTTTGAATCACTGCTAATGGAAGCATCGGCAAGACAATTCCCTATTATAGTTACGCTGTCTTCTAGAAAAATTTATGTAGGATTGGTTACTTGTCCAGCGCTTGAGAATGGTTCATCAGAGCATCTTGCAATACTCCCTATGCTCAGTGGATACCGGGATAAAGATGACCTAACAATTAGTATCACAACTAATTACTATCAACATTACCTCGACAGCGGTGTGATTGGTGGTATGTCTCGCCTAAATATACAAGATTTTCGTGTGTTAATACCCAAAGATGAGGTAGAAACGATTTCGTTCTTCGATACAGACACATACAACAAATTTAAAGAAGATGAAGAGCGCGATAAGAAAGACTCAAGTAAATTAGGTAATAAAAAACCATTTGTACGTAGGAAAAGAGCCCAAAGCGGATCAGATGATAGTAGTGCATGACTATGCTGCATGAATTCGCATGATCCCAAAAGGATCGTTTACCCTCTGGCCCGCCAATACTGGCGGGCTTTTCCATAGGTCATGCACCTGCATGAAAACCACTACTTAAAGCGGGCAGGCGTGGCGGGGCTACGAGCGCGCGCCACGACGTTTAGGCCATGACAATGCGGCCCGATTTTCGGCTCGCTGCCGTGCGCTCGGGTTTGATATGCCACTCGCTACGAATGAAGGGTTGGGCGTGGCAGGAGGCGTTACAGACTCAATGACAGGGTGCTGGAAATTCAAATTCGTTGCGGTTAAAGTTTAATCACGCTTTTTATTGCGAGGTGTGGTAATGGATACAACCGAACAGCTTAACGGAACCTATTTTTACGGCGGCCTTTCAGATCTCAATGCCGGTGAGCTTTTTTTCTGGATTATGGTTGATGTGACTGCCGAGCATTTCACGGGGGCGACAGCTGCAACAGGTAACGTTATGGCAGCAGCTGCGATTTATGCCGGGCGTAATAACGTCGCAGTATCCGGCAAACTTGCAAACGCTACGCCTGGTACTTCATGGGCTTCTGTTCAGTCGCGCAGGCTGCTGCAAAAATACAGGCTGCCTTTCCCGCTACCGACCATAGTAGGAAATCCTTTTAAAATGAAAATAATAATGACAAAAAAGCTAGGCACGTTTGTTGGCAGGACAGTGCCGGTTATTGGCTGGGCTATAGTGGCATCAGACGTGGCAATCATAGGCTGGAAATCGGTAAATCGTTACAATAAGATAGCCCGCGCGGAGGATAGAATATGGTGATTGATGATACTGAAAAAGCTGTATTCGCACTTGTTGAAGAATATAACGGTCACTGGTTTTGGCTGCGCAAGCGTTTTCCCCTGACACACACTACCGATCTGAATAAAGATTTCAGGATGGCACCCGAAGATGCCGCCGAGTTGCTGGAGAACTTCGCTGAGCAATTTTCCATCAATCCAAAAGAAATAAATTTTGGACGTTATTATCCGGCAGATAACGGCAAGGCGGAAAAGCCGCTGACAATTCAGTTACTTATTGATTCAGCGCGCGCTGGTCACTGGACTGATAATTAAAAAGCGCCTGCGGGCGCTATGTGTTGTTATTTTATCTTAGAATTAATAATTCAAATGAAATTTTATTGTAGAATCATTGTAATAATCTTTTCTATTTCTTGTATTTAGTGGTTTTTTTTAAGAAATTAAGGACGTAGGTGAAGTGATGTATCGTGTTGATTATTATTGGGCTATCTAAAAATCACTTCCATTTTTATGGTTTTTTAGTTGGAATTTTATGATTGATATTAATGTGAGGTGTGGGTATGACGAGGGTTGATAAAAAGTTTGATATACCTACGGTGACATTGCTTACTGCATTTCTTTTTGTTTCAACATATTCGTTTAAATTCGGTGAGTCTCTTTTTTTTGGATATCCTATCTATTATTTATCTCTTGATTTGAGTGAGGTGATCAATTCATCTCTAAAGGTTCTATTCTTTATGTTTTTTTATTGTAGCTTTTCGGCTCTTATGGTGATGGGGGATGAGGAAAGGAGGTATATGATCCTTAAATATTTAACTATTGGTCTTTTCTCTGGGGCAGTAGTGAGTTGCTATGTTGAATACAGGAAGGGAACGCTTGATTTTATAAAGCTTTTTTCAACTGTTTTTGTTTTCTTTATGTCAATGTTGACATTTTATTTGTTATCTAAATCTTATAAAAGAATAGAGGGTCTTTGGCATTTGGATTGGAGGTATACTTCTTTTTCTGCAATGAGCTTTATTGTTTTTTGTTGTGTTCTGGGTGCGAATTATCATCAGCTGCCATTGCAAAAGCCATGGTTTGATAAAGATGGTGGGTTTGTGGTTAGTCAATATAAAGATGGTTTTTTAATAAAGAATTGCACAGATGGTGTGGCCCACTTTAAATTTGTTGAGTTTAAGAATAGCGAATTTTATCAAGGCAGTTTTAGGCAGGTTCAGGAAATTAATCTTAAATGTGAATACTAGTTATAGTGCCTCCTTAGAGGCACAGATGCTAAGAATCTACATTTAAGTCATATGACTTAAAATTTATGACATCAATACCTAGCCATTCATTTAACTCTTTCATACGAGCCTGCAGCGGGATAAGTTCGTTACGCACAAACACGCGGCTGGCTTTTTCAATATCCCCGAACCCGCCGGTATTATTGGGGATAATCCCCATCAGTTGCGGCGGCACGCGATGCACGGCCAGCATGTCATCTCGTGACACGTTTTTGATATTCAGAAACTCATCTTTGGCCGCCACTTCTGACAGCGGGATGATCTGAATACCGTCTTTCTTCCCGTTCGGGCTGTACATAAACAGGTTGCGGAAGTTGCCAGGGCCTTTTGCGCTTTTCATGGCGCTGCGGATGTTGTCAACGTCCTGCTGACTCTGCGCCGGGTCGGTCATGTACATGATAAAGCCAGCATGACTGCCGTTAATGTAATACTTGCGGCGAAACAGCGTGGCCGATTCATTCAGAAGTGCGGACGGAATGGCCGACAGGTAGCCCGGCACGCCGTAAATTTCCTGATTAATGTCCGGTTCCATCAGGTGGAACACGCTGCCTTTTGTGAATTCATACGGCTCCGCGTTCAGGCTGTAATGCGCATACCAGTAGGTGTCAAGGTCAAGCCCGCGTCGCGTGTATTTGGCAAGCGATGGCTCCAGTTTCAGCGTGCTGCCGAGGCGGCTGGTTCGCTTCTCTAGGTACGCGTTGGCAAACACCAGGTAATCCATCGCGAATCTGGTAAAAGCCTGCTGGCTCAACAGCGGGTGCGGGATAAAGGTACTCGCCAGAATGTTACACTTCACGCTGATGGGTGAGCTGTGATGCACGGCGGCGCGGAACGTTCGCGCCAGCCCGTCAACGCTTACGGGCGGCTCATACCAGCGGTCATTGATGACGCACTCCACGTAGTCCAGCAGTTCGCGCCGGTCGAGTACCGGGATCGGGTCCCCAAACGTAAACGCCTCCGGGACGGCTGTGCTGGTCATCTGTTCCGGATGCTGCACGGGCTGCGTGTGCGTGCGGTTCCTGCGTTTGCTCATTAATACATCTCCACAATGTTCTGCGTGTGTGCCGCCTGCCCCTGCAGCGGCTCATTTGCCAGCGCGTGCATGGTCGCCCAGGCTAAATCGCCGTGACTGACTTCCTCGCTGCGGCTGGTTTCATAGGTCGGACGGTTGCCGCTGGCCGTGGTGGCCTTACGGATGGACATAAACGACTGCGCGATATCGAGATGGCTGGCATCAAACTCCATTCGCCCGCTGCTTATGGTGTCGTAGGCTTTAAGTACCAGGGCATTTTTCACCGTCGGGTTGTAAACAAACTCTTTCACCTGCGGGAAAAAGGCTTTCACGTTCTCATAGACGCCGAGGCCGACGCCGGTCGAGTCGATGCCGATGTAGGTCACGTTGTACTGCTGCGTAAGGGTTTTGATGGCGTCGGCCTGCGCGCGGAAATCCATGCCGCGCCACTGGTGTCGCTCAAGGATACGGAACTTGCCGCCCGGCACGGCTGGCGGCGCGATGACCACACAGCCCGCGCTGTCGCCGTTCTGCGTACCCTTCGCCGGGTCGTAACCGATCCAGACCTCTTTCCAGCCGAACGGGCGCAGCGCCAGCGCTTCGAAGTCGTCCCACACTTCCCAGCTGTCCACCATGCATTTCTGCAGCATGGCAAGCTGGAATACCGAAGCAAGGTCATCCATAAACACGCACATCAGCAGGTTCTGGTAGTCCTCGGGGCTGTAGCGTGTGCGCAGCTGCTCCAGGTCGAACAGGTCACAGCCGCCGCGTACTGCATCCTCAACGGTGACAATCTGGCGAAACTGGCCGTCGGCGCACAGGCGGCCGGCGGCAAGCGACGCGTGACTTAAATCAATGTCAACGCGGTCGGCTTTGGTGCGGCCCTTGTTAAACTGCGCGCCTGACCAGAACGGATAGGCGCTGTGCGTGAGGCTGGACGGTGTGGAAAAGTAGGTTTCCCGCCATTTCTTGTGCAGCGCCATGCCGGAGGCGACTTTCTGCAGTTCCTGAAATTTCGGTATCCAGAAATATTCGTCCAGGTACAGGTTGCCGTGGTAACTCTGTGCGGTGCGGGCGTTGGTGCCGAGGAAGTACAGGCACGCGCCGTTGGCCAGCGTCATCGGGTCGCCTTTCAGGTCCACGTCTGCCTCGCGGGCAAACTCCACGATGTACTGCTTGAATACGTGCGCCTGCGCCTTGCTGGCCGAGAGAAAAATCTGGTTGCGTCCGGTGGTGAGCGCATCAAGCAGCGCCTCGCGGGCAAAAAAGAACGTCGCACCAATCTGGCGCGATTTCAGCAGGTTGCGGACGGCGTATTTATTGCCCGCTTCCCACCACTGGTGCTGGTAGCCGAACATCGTGCTGTGAAAGATGTCCTGCAGCTTTTCGATCTGCGTGTCGCTGAATACGTTTTTTTCAGGCGGTTTGCGCGGGCCTCTGTTGCGGTTTTCGACATTGGGGTTTAAATCCGCCTCATTGCCGCCGTTGTTAAATTTCCCGATGCGCGCATGGCGCTCTGACTGCCGGGCCAGCAGGTCGATTTCTTTGTAGTCCTTTCCTTCCTTCACCTCTTTCATGACCAGCTGACAGTAGCGCGCGGCGGTGGTGAGCTGCATCTGGTCAAGCGGGCCATACTCGCCCCACCTGTCGCGCTTCTTCCAGCTGTGAACGGTTGCGGGTTTCTCTCCCAGCATTTCAGCAATGCGGGCGATACGGTATCCCTGAAAGTACAGCAGCAAAGCTTGTCTGCGGGGATCGAGGTCTGCGGGGGCGATTGTCGTTGTCATGGCCCCAAAATACGGCCCGCCCGTTTCCTTTTCTGCCGCCCGTGATTGTGTGAATTACGGTACAACGTCGCCGCGTTGTTTCAGTACCCCCGTCGCCGCAAACATAGGGACTCACAGAGTTTTTATCTAACCGGAGCCTGGACAATGGCAAAGAAAGCAAAGCGTTTCCGCATCGGGGTGGAAGGTGCCACCACGGACGGGCGCACCATCGAGCGCAGCTGGCTGGAACAGATGGCGGCCAATTACGATCCGGCTGTCTACACCGCCGTGATCAACATGGAGCACATCAAGGGTTACACGCCTGACAGCGCGTTTCGTCGTTTCGGTGTGGTCGATGCGCTGGACACCGAAGAAATCAGCGACGGCCTGCTCAAAGGCAAGCTGGGGCTGTACGCGGTGATTAACCCGACGGATGAGCTGGTGACGATGACCGGCAACATGCAGAAGCTTTTCACCTCAATGGAGATTCGCCCGGAGTTCGCCGACACCGGCGAGGCGTATCTGATTGGCCTGGCCGTTACCGACGATCCGGCCAGCCTCGGCACCGAAATGCTGCAGTTCAGCGCCAGCGCAGGCGCAAACCCGCTGGCAAACCGCAAGCAGCATCCTGACAACCTGTTTACTGCCGCCACCGAAACCGTGATCGAATTTGAGGATGTGGCCGACGAAAAGCCGTCCCTTTTCAGCCGCGTATCCGCACTTTTCAGCAACAAACAGAAATCGGATGACGCCCGTTTCAGCGACGTTCACAAGGCCGTCGAGCTGGTCGCCACCGAGCAGCAGGCATTCAGCCAGCGCATTGAAACTGCCCTGAGCGAGCAGGCCAGCAGCCTGCAGGCGCATTTCACCGAAGCGCTGAGCGCAGAAGCTGCAGCCCGTGAACAGCTGCAGGCGGATTTCAGTCAGCTGCAGGAACAGCTGAGCCGTGAAGACGGTCGGCAGGACTTCCGCCCGCGCACATCCGGTAACGGCAACAGCAACAGCCAGGACGTGCGCACCGACTGCTGATGCAGGTGCGGCCAACCCTCTTAACGAACAGAGAACACGAAACGATGAAAAACAACACCCGCTTTAAGTTAAACGCCTACATGTCGGTACTGGCGGAAATCAACAACATCAACCTGTCGGCCCTCAACAGCAAATTTACCGTTGAGCCATCCGTCGCGCAAAAGCTGGAAACCAAAATTCAGGAGTCATCAGACTTTCTGACGCGCATCAACATTGTGCCGGTCGCTGAGCAGAGCGGCGAACGCCTTGGGCTGGGTATCGGTGGCACGATTGCAGGCACAACTGACACCACGCAGAAAGAGCGCGAGCCTACCGATCCCACCTACATCGACGGCGAAGGCTATAAATGCACGCAGACCAACTTTGACACGGCGCTGCCCTACGCGAAGCTGGACATGTGGGCGAAGTTTTCCGACTTTCAGGTACGCATCCGCGACATGATTGTGAAACGCCAGGCGCTGGACCGCATCATGATCGGATTTAACGGCCTCAAGCGTGAGAAAACCTCTAACCGCACACAGAACCCGCTGCTGCAGGATGTGAATATCGGCTGGCTGGAAAAAATCCGCCAGGAGAAACCGTCGCAGGTGATGGGCCAGCATATCGACAGCAATGGCAAAGTTGTCGCCGATAAAATCACCATCGGTAAAGGCGGCGTATTCAACAACCTTGATGCCGTGGTGATGGGTGCCGTAACGGAAAAAATCGCCGTGCAGTATCAGGATGACACCGAGCTGGTTGTGATCTGTGGCCGCCAGCTATTGGCCGACAAATATTTCCCGATCGTCAACAAAGACCAGCCCAACACCGAAGCGCTGGCCGCTGATTTGATTATCAGCCAGAAGCGTATCGGCGGCCTGCCTGCGGTGCGTGCGCCGTTCTTCCCGGCAGATGCGATGCTGATTACGCGCCTTGATAACCTGTCGATTTATGTCCAGGACGACACGCGCCGCCGCTCCCTCATCGACAACCCGAAACGGGATCGCGTTGAAAACCTTGAATCGGTCAACGAGGCGTATGTGGTTGAAGACTACGACTGCACCTGCCTGATCGAAAACATCGAAGTGCTGGAGCAGGAGACAGCGAAGGAAGAGGTCAAAACCAGCGACGCGCCAGCAGAAATGAGCGAAGCAGAAATCGAACGCATTGCCACGGTTGCAGCAAACGTCGTCAAGGCCATGAGCGAGCAGGGCGCGGCGAATGTTGACTCAGGCGCTGGCAACAATACCGGCACCGGCAGCGCAGGAGCCTAACCGTGACCAATCCTTTCCGCGCACACACGCGCTTCATTCAGGGACAGGAGGCCGCCCGCACGGGCGGCAATGGCCGTCATGCGAAAGGCTATGACCTGATGCTGCTGCAGCTGAACGAAGACCGCCGCCGCCTCAAGGGCGTTCAGTCCACCGTCACCAAAGCGCAGATTAAGGTTGAGGTGCTGCCGAAATATGCTGCCTGGGTAGAGGGCGTGCTGAGTGCCGACGGAGCACAGCAGGATGATGTGATCATGTACGTCATGCTGTGGCGTATCGATGCCGGTGATTATGCCGGTGCGCTGACCATTGGCCGCCATGCCCTCAAACAGGGCTGGGTGATGCCGGTCGGCAAGCGCAACACCGCCACCGTACTGACCGAGGAAATGGCCGACGCCGCAAAGGCCGCCATTCTGGCCGGAACGCCGTTTGATGCTGAGCTGCTGCTGCAGACGCTGGACGCGGTGGACGGGGAAGACATGCCGGATCAGTCGCGTGCACGCCTGCACAAGTCCATTGGCTGGGTGCAGACCGAAAGCAACCCGGTATCCGCGCTGAATCACCTTAAGCACGCCCTGCAGCTGGACGAAAGATGCGGGGTGAAAAAAGACATTGAGCAGCTTGAGCGGAAACTCCGCAAAGACAGCTGATAACCGAACGTGCCCACGCGCGGGGCGGCACGGGGTGGCGACAGGCAGCGCCGGATCAAAACCCCGTCCACCGCCCACCTATTCAGGAGTAGTAAGGATGCAGTTTACAGCGCCAGAGCAGTCGCCGGTTGCGCCGGTCATTATCCCGAACAATTCATTCTGGCCGGATCTGGATTTGGCTAAGTTTCGCAGTGTGATGCGCGTTGACGGCACCGTGACGCAGGAGCGGCTTAAGCAGGTGGTGCTGACCGCCATGTCAGAGGTAAACGCCGAGCTTTATCCGTGGCGGGAACGGCAGGAGGTGGCCGGTTATAACGGGCTGGGTGACGTACCGGCTGAGCAGCTGGCCGGAAAAAGCGTGCGCCTGCACCACTATGAAAACGCCGTGTGGTGCTGGACGCGTGCGGTACTCAACGAGCGTTACAGCGACTTTGACGCCACCGCATCCGGCGCTAAGCGCGGCGAGACGCTGGACGATGCCAGCGGTGACCTGTGGCGCGATGCGCGCTGGGCCATCAGCCGCGTGCAGGATCTGCCGCACGTAACCGTCGAGCTTATCTGATGAAAGTGCGTGCGCAGCAGTATGACACGGTAGACGCACTTTGCTGGCGTCACTACGGGCGCACGCAGGGGCTGTCTGAGCTGGTGTTACAGGCCAATCCAGGTCTGGCGGAATATGGCCCCACCTTACCCCACGGTTTAGAGGTCGAGCTGCCGGACGTTGCGCCCGCAGCCACGGCGCAGACCGTGCAGCTATGGGACTGAATCATGTGGGAAAGAATCAGCACGTTTATCACCTGGTCGATGGCCGTGTTTATGGCCTGGCTGGGCGACTTATCGGTTAAGGACGTTTCAACGTGGGCCGGGCTGATTATCGGCATCGGCATGGCGCTAATCAGCTGGTACTACAAGCACAAGACCTACCAGCTACTGGCAAGCGGGCGCATCACACGGGAGGATTATGAATCTGCAAACCGTTAAACGCTGCGCCGTCGGCGCAGTGCTGGCCATCGCCGCCACACTGCCGGGCTTTCAGCAGCTGCATACCTCGGTTGAGGGGCTGAAACTGATTGCCGATTACGAAGGCTGCCGCCTTAAGCCATACCTGTGCGATGCGGGTGTGTGGACCGACGGGATCGGCAACACACGGGGCGTTGTGCCAGGCAAAAGCATTACCGAGCGGCAGGCCGCCGGGACGTTTATCACCAATGTGTTACGCGTTGAGGCGGCACTGGCGCGCTGCGTGGCGGTCACCATGCCGCAGCAGGTTTACGACACGCTGGTGTCGCTGGCGTTTAACGTCGGTACCGGCAACGTGTGCGCATCAACGATGGTGAAACTCATCAGGGCAAGCCGGTGGCGCGATGCCTGTTATCAGCTGCCACGATGGGTGTACGTGAAAGGCGAATTTAATCAGGGGCTGGATAACCGGCGCGGGCGGGAACTGAGCTGGTGCCTGAAAGGGGCGACAGCATGATGCGTGCCGTTATGGTCACCTTCTTTATCGTGCTGCTGGTGACTGCCGGGCTGCTGTCGTGGCAGCTGCACAGCGCAAACAGGACTATCGGCACGCAGCAGGCAGAGCTGGTCGCAAAGGACAAAAAAATTAGCCAGAAAAACAGCCAGCTGATAGCCGTCCACATCCTGGCGCAGAGCAGCAATCTTGCACAGAGGCAGCTGTATGCGGCGGCTGAGAAAAACAACGCACTGCTGCGCCAGCGGCAGCGCCAGATTGAGGATCTGAAACGTGAAAATGACGCACTTCGCCGCTGGTCTGATACCCCTCTGCCTGATGCAGCTGTCCGGCTGCGCCAGCGACCGGCCATCACAGGAGGTGAATCTTACCGTCAGTGGCTGTCCCAGAATAACCCGCTGCGAGCTGGGGCCGTCGGCGGCGCGCACTAACGGCGATTTACTGGCTTTGCTGGATGAGACAGAAACCGCCTGGGCGACCTGCGCCGACAAGGTGGACACCATAGTGACCTGCCAGGAGAAAGACGATGAACAAGCCGCAGTCCTTACGCGAAGCCCTGAATAAAGCCGTTGAATACGTGCGGGCGAACCCCGACAGGCTGCACCTGTTCGTTGACAGCGGCGCATCAGTTGCCACCTCTGCCGCGTCAGTGTCGTGGGAATACCGCTACACGCTCAACGCGGTTATTACGGACTTCACCGGCGATCAAAATTTGCTGATGGCGGCGGTGATGTACTGGCTGCGCACCAACCAGCCCGATGCCCTGCAGAATCCTGCAGAGCGTGACCGGCTTTTTACGTTTGAAGTGGACATTCTCGGCAACGGTGCGTGTGACATCAGCATTAATTTAAAGCTGACAGAGCGTGTTATTGCCGAGGAGGTTGACGGTGTGACCGTAGTCAGAGCCGTGCCGGAGCCGGACGAGCCAGAGGAAGCCTGGACGGTGCGCCATGGATAATTTGCATGAGGTTGACGCCTGGCTGGATGCGCTGCTGGCAAAGCTTGAACCGGCAGAGCGCAAAAGAATGCTGCGCGAGGTGGCGCGCGACATGCGGCGGATTCAGCAGGCCAATATGACGGCACAGCGTGCGCCCGACGGCAACGCATGGGAACCGCGCCGCGTATCCGCCAGAACAAAGTCGGGGCGGATTAAGCGCAAAATGTTTGTGAAACTAAAGACAGCAAAATATCTCAAGACAAAAGCAACTGGCAACAGTGCTGAGGTGGCTTTTGTGCCTGCCGTGCAACGTCTGGCCCGAGTTCACCACTACGGCCTGCGCGACAAAGTTAGTAAGCGGGGCAACATAGTTAAATATAGTGAGAGGCCTTTAATGGGTATAAATGCTGAAGTGCAGCATACTCTGCAGGAGCACCTCATAAATTGGTTAAAAATATGACATCATTGACGTGAGACCTTTTTACTATTGTATGGAATTCCACCACTAGACATATAGTAATGGCGCGCGGCTTGTATGTTACGATCATCTCTTACGGCTAAACCTGCACCATCTGTAGACGGATAAATATCAGCCGCACTAAAGCCTGCGATACTACATAAACCTAAAAGCCTTGCTGACTCAGAAGAAGGGATAGTTAATCTAAATAAAACAGGGGGCTGATATTGTCCAAGAAAGTATTCTAATCCTTTAATACTTTCAATAGATTCATATCTGTCTACTGGTGGATAGATAGTGAATTTACCATATTGAGCAGCTAAGTTAGGGCTTGTGGAACCCGGAGCATCAAAAAGGATACCACTACTAGTATCCTTTAATATTTTCGCGTTTAAGACCCATATAGCCAGTTTAGAATCTTTAGTCCAGTGCTTATAGTTAGCTACCGAAGAACTGGCTGCAAAATAGCAGGCAGTATAAGCAAGCGTACTCCAGTCTAGTAAACGTGTTGCAACACCGTGATGTTGAGCCATTGCAAGTAAATCAAAAACTACTCTAGGGGGCCATGTTTGAGGGTGGTCAATAAATAAATGAGCATGAGATGAATTTATACCGATATATTGCTGTCTGAATGATTCTGAATCACCGGGGATTTTTATCCCCACTCTGTCGCAGTAGATAGCAAACTGGGCAATAGATAGTATTTCATCTTTAATAATTGACTTTGTCAGGTCTGCCTCAAAAGCTTCAGGAAAAAATGACTTTTCTATATGTTGCATGCGCAAAGATGATGGAATCAGCCCCCATGAAGCATCCCCCTGACCACGGTAAAGCAAACTGTATGGTGGTTTTAATCCAAAATTGCGTGTAGGTGACAACTCCTCCCAAAGTTCATCTGCGTTATCAAAATCTATTTTTTCGTACTGATTGCTTTCCATCCGCTCTCCAATCAATTGTTTCATGCATGAGACAACTCTCCAATAATGCTCCATCTGGCACTTAATGAAAACATAGTGCTTATGAACGAAAAACTCACCGAAATCATGCGCCTCATCACCAACCTGATCCGCACCGGCATCGTGTCCGATGTCGATCCGGTTAACTGGCTGTGCCGGGTGAAAACGGGCGATCTCGAAACCAACTGGATTAACTGGCTCACCCTGCGCGCCGGTAACACGCGTACATGGTGGCAGCCCACCGTGGGCGAACAGGTCATGCTGCTGAGCCTGGGCGGCAACCTCGAAACCGCCTTTGCGCTGCCCGCAATTTATTCCGATGCATTCCCGCCGCCGGATTATTCAGAGAACGGCAGCACCACGCAGTTTAGTGATGGTGGTTTTTTTCAGTACGAACCGTCAACCGGCCAGTTGCTGATAAAGAACATCAAAAGCCTGCGCATTGAAGCGGCGGACGGCATTCAGCTGCTTACCGAGGCTTTCGGCATTGATGCCAGCCTGGCAACCCTCAACAGCGAAGTGGCTGTTAATGGCGCAGTAACACAGGTTGGCGGTGATATGAGTTCTAACGGCGTCGTGGTGCATACCCATAAACACGGCGGCGTTAAGTCCGGCAATGACACATCAGGAGGCCCGGCGTGATGTATCTCGGCATGAACCGCGACACAGGCAAAGCGCTGACCGATATCGATCATATTCGCCAGAGCGTCAGCGACATTCTGATGACCCCGGAGGGCAGCCGTCTGACGCGCCGTGAATACGGCTCCATGCTTTCCGCGCTCATCGATCAGCCGCAGAACGGCGTCACCCGTATGCAGGTCATGGCGGCAACCTACACCGCACTGAGCCGATGGGAGCCGCGTATACGGCTGATTTCAGTGAATTACACAACGGCTTATGACGGTTCGATGGTCGTTGAGATAAACGCACAGCGTGCCGACGGTTCACCGCTGGCAATGACTATACCAACGGGGGTGAACCGTGGCAGTGATTGATTTATCGCAGCTTCCCGCGCCGGAAGTCATTGAGGTACCGGACTTTGAAACGCTGCTGGCCGAACGTAAAGAAAGCCTGATTGCGCTGTATCCGTCAGACCAGCAGGGCGCCATGCGCAGCGTGCTGGCGCTGGAATCCGATCCGCTGGTCAAGTGCCTGCAGGAAAACGTCTACCGCGAAATCCTGCTTCGCCAGCGCATCAATGAGGCGGCGCAGGCGGTCATGGTGGCCTATGCGCTCGGCACCGATCTGGACCAGCTGGCGGCAAACAACAACGTTAAGCGCCTGACCATCACCCCGGTCAACCCCGACGCCGTGCCGCCCGTGGCGGCGGTGATGGAGTCCGACGACGATTTGCGCCTGCGCGTGCCGGGTGCCTTTGAGGGGCTGAGCGTGGCCGGGCCGACGGCTGCGTATGAGTTTTACGCCAAAAGTGCCGACGGGCGCGTGTCTGACGTGTCGGCAACGAGTCCGGCACCTGCGGAGGTGCTGATCACGGTACTGAGCCGGGACAACAACGGGGCTGCAACGGCGGATTTACTGAACGCAGTGAATGTCGCGTTAAACGCCGAGGAAGTGCGTCCGGTGGCAGACCGCGTAACGGTGCAGGCAGCCGCAATATTCGATTATCAGGTGAAAGCCACGCTGCACCTGTTTGACGGCGTGGCCGCAGGCCCGTGTCTGGAGGCAGCGCAGGCCGCGATGGATACCTACCTGGCTGACCAGAAAAAGCTGGGCCGCAGCGTGCGGCGCGAGTCTTACGGGGCGGTGCTGCGCGTGGCGGGCGTGGACTGGGTGGAAATCAGCGAACCGGCTCAGGACATTATTCTGAACCGCACGCAGGCGGGCAACTGCACGGCGGTGGCCGTCACGGTTGCCAGCGACAACGGGGGCAAAGGATGAGCCAGAGCCTGTTACCGCCCGCCTCGTCGGCGCTTGAGCGCAGGCTGGCCGAGGCGTGCAGCGGCATCAGCGGGCTGAACGTCCCGCTGCGCGAACTGTGGAACCCTGCCGCCTGTCCCGTATGGTTTCTGCCTTACCTTGCCTGGTCATTTTCGGTGGACCGCTGGGACGAGGCCTGGACAGAAACCGTTAAACGCCGCGTGGTGATGGATGCGTTTTACATCCATCAGCATAAAGGCACCATCAGTGCCGTGCGCCGCGTGGTGGAGCCGTTCGGCTTTCTGATCCGTGTGCTGGAGTGGTGGAAAACCGGCGAGACGCCCGGCACGTTTCGCCTGGATATTGGCGTGCAGGATCAGGGGATTACCGAGGAAACCTATCAGGAGCTTGAGCGGCTTATCAGCGATGCCAAACCCTGCAGCCGTCACATGCTGGGAATGAGTATCAACCTGCAGAGCGGCGGCCCGTGCTTTACCGGTGCGGCCAGCTACGACGGCGACGACCTTGCCGTTTATCCCTACACGCCCGATCTTATCTCCGTCAGTGGCCCGGCATATGCGGGCGCGGCGGTTCACGTTATCGACATGATGGAAGTGAGACCATGACACAGAAATTTTACGCCATAGTGACCAACCTGGGCGCGGCGAAGATTGCTAACGCCGTGTCGCTCGGCACAAAGCTGAATATCACGCATATGGCCGTTGGCGACGGCGGCGGCACGCTGCCAACGCCCAACGCGGCACAGACAAAGCTGGTTAACGAGGTGCGCCGTGCGGCGCTCAATTCGCTGACCGTGGATGCGGCCAACAGCAGCCAGATTATTGCCGAGCAGGTTATCCCCGAAACCGAGGGCGGTTTCTGGATCAGGGAAATGGGCCTGTTTGACGCTGACGGTTCGCTGATTGCGGTCTGCAACACGGCAGAAACCTATAAGCCGCAACTGCAGGAGGGCAGCGGGCGCACGCAGCGCCTGCGTATGCTCATTATCGTGAGCAGTACCGAGGCCGTGACCCTGAAAGTCGATCCGTCGGTGGTGCTGGCGACGCGCCAGTATGTGGACGAAAAAGTATTAGAGGTGCGCCAGTACGCTGACGGCCTGATGACGTCGCACCTGAAAGCCGCTGACCCGCATACGCAGTATGCACCGAAGGAAAGCCCGATCCTGACCGGCATCCCGAAAGCCCCCACGGCGGCAGCGGGAAACAGCAGCACGCAGCTGGCAACCACGGCGTTTGTTCAGGCCGCGCTGAGCGCCCTTGCGGGCGGCGCACCTGCCGCGCTGGACACCCTCAAGGAGCTGGCCGACGCGCTGGGCGGCGATGCAAATTTTTCCACGAAGGTGCTTAACAAGCTGGCCGGTAAAATGGACATTGCGAAAAACGGCAGCGACATAGCGAACGTGTCCGCCTTTCTCAAAAATCTCGGCCTGGGTGATGGTTCGGCGTTGCCGGTCGGCGTGCCGGTGCCGTGGCCTGTTGCAACAGCGCCATCAGGCTGGCTGAGGTGTAACGGTGCCACCTTCAGCGCGTCAGACTACCCGCAGCTGGCGAAAGCCTATCCGTCGCTGCGGCTGCCTGACCTGCGTGGCGAGTTTATCAGAGGCTGGGATGACGGGCGCGGGGTTGACCCGTCCCGCGCACTGTTGTCAGCACAGGAAGCAACAGTAGTGGGCGGTTATGACGATAACGAATCCGGCGATTTCAGTGCCATCAGTTCACCGAATTACGCATTCAGTGACCCGTTAACCGGCGGCCAGCTGGCGATGATTCAGGGCAAGACCTGGATAAACAAGGCAAGCAGTGCGATGGATTCGTACAACTGGTATGCATTCGCCTCTACCCGCCCGCGTAACGTCGCATTTAACTACATTGTGAGGGCAGCATAATGTCACAGCAGAACAGTGAAGCACTGAGCGCGGACGGCCTGGCTGTCGCGCCCGTTACCGTAAACGTGTTTAACTTTGATCAGGCGAGCGGGATTTACACCGGCAGCAGCCTAGAGTTTCTGCCAAAAGGTGTCGGTCTGCCCGCGCACTCTACGGCAGTCCCGCCCCCTGATGACGTTGCCGGGCAGGTGTGCGTCTATAAAGACGGCAGCTGGCAGCAGGTGCCGGACCACCGCGGCGAAACGGTTTACAGCATGGCAACCGGTGCGGCGGTGACTGTCACGCAGCCCGGTGATTATCCGGCCGGGACCACGCCGGTTAAGCCAGAAACGGCCTTTGACCGGTGGGGCGGCGCAGCATGGGTAACTGACAAAGCGGCAAAGCAGCGCGCCGCCGTTGAAGCTGCACAGGCGGAGAAAAACGCCCGTATCACCGAGGCGGCGGGCGTGACACAGGCATGGCAGACGCAGCTGATGCTCGGCATTATTTCCCCCGACGATAAGGTAAAACTCACGGCATGGATGACCTACCTGCAGACCGTGCAGGCGACAGACCCCACCACAGCACCCGCTGTCAGCTGGCCTGACCGGCCCGCGCAGTAATCAAAGGCCCGTTTCGGGCCTTTTTTCTTTGTGTCATCTGCCAGACAATGGCCGCAGGGTGCGCCCGCGCGCCATCCCTTTCACCATAGCGGAACCCCTTAACAGAGGATCTGCTCTATGGCTCAGGATTATCATCACGGCGTGCGCGTTATCGAAGTCAACGAAGGCACCCGAACCATTACCACCGTCAGCACGGCCATCATCGGCATGGTCTGCACCGCCGATGATGCCGACGCGGCAGCGTTTCCGCTCAACCGCCCGGTTTTACTCACCGATGTCACTACCGCCATCGGCAAGGCCGGAAAAACCGGTACGCTGGCCGCCTCACTGGACGCCATCGCCGACCAGGCAAAACCGCTTGTCGTCGTTGTGCGCGTTGCGCAGGGCGAAACCGAGGCGGAAACCACATCCAACATCATCGGCGGCGTCACCGCAGACGGGATGCGCACGGGCATGAAAGCGCTGCTGGCCGCGCAGAACGTCTGCGGCGTCAAACCGCGCATTCTCGGCGTGCCGGGGCATGACACAAAGGCAGTGGCAACCGAGCTGCTGAGTGTCGCGCAGACCCTGCGCGCGTTTGCGTATATCTCGGCTTACGGCTGCAAAACCGTGTCAGAGGTCATTGCCTACCGCGCTAATTTCAGCCAGCGCGAAGGAATGCTTATCTGGCCTGATTTCATCAGCTTTGACACCGTGCTGAACGCTGACGCGACGGCGTATGCCACCGCCCGCGCACTCGGACTGCGCGCCAAAATTGACGAGGCGACCGGCTGGCACAAGTCCCTGTCTAACGTCGGCGTGAACGGCGTCACCGGCATTTCAAAAGACGTGTTCTGGGATTTACAGGATCCGGCAACCGATGCGGGCCTGCTGAACCAGAACGACGTCACCACTCTTATCCGCAAGGACGGTTTCCGTTTCTGGGGTTCGCGCTGCCTGAGCGATGACCCGCTGTTTACCTTTGAGTGCTACACCCGCACGGCGCAGGTGCTGGCCGACACGATGGCCGAGGCGCAGCTGTGGTCCGTTGACGGCGCGCTGAATCCGTCGCTTGCCCGCGACATCATCGAAAGTATCCGCGCCAAGCTGCGCAGCATGGTGAATCAGGGCTGTCTCATCGGCGCAGACTGCTGGCTGGATGACACCGTAAACACCAAAGACACGCTAAAGGCCGGGCAACTCATTATCGATTACGACTACACGCCGGTGCCGCCGCTGGAAAACCTGATGCTGCGCCAGCGCATCACTGACCAGTATCTGGTCAACTTTGCCGCCAGCGTTAAAGCATAAGGAGCTGAACACATGGCCTTACCCCGTAAGCTAAAACACCTGAACCTGTTTAACGCAGGCGACAACTGGCAGGGCGTGATCGAATCGCTGACCCTGCCGAAACTCACCACGAAGTTTGAAAAATACCGGGGCGGCGGGATGCCGGGCGCGGTGGATATTGACATGGGCCTGGACGATGGCGCGCTGGATACGGAATTTACCATCGGCGGCACCGAGGCGAAGCTGTTTAAACAGATGGGTACGCCGACGATTGACGGCATCCAGCTGCGCTTTACCGGCTCCATTCAGCGTGACGACACCGGCGAGGTGCAGGCGGTGGAGCTGGTCACCCGTGGCCGCTACAAGGAGCTGGATTCAGGCGAGTGGAAAACGGCGGACTCCAACACCACCAAAGTGTCGACAACCAACAGCTACGCCAAGCTGACCATTAACGGCGAAGTGCTCTACGAGGTGGATCTGGTCAATATGGTTCACATCGTTGACGGCAAAGACCTGCTGGAAGCGCACCGCAGCGCGCTGGGCCTGTAATCACGGCGGCAGGCGCTGGCCTGCTGCTTTTATCAATTTTATTCACTGGATTAAGAACATGAGCGACATCAAAAACGAAAAGACCATCATCCTGGACACCCCAATTCAGCGCGGCAAAACCGAGATTAAAGAGATTGTCCTGCGCAAGCCGCAGTCCGGCGCGCTGCGTGGCGTGCGGCTGCAGGCGCTGATGGAAATGGACGTCAACGCGGTAATGGCCGTGCTGCCGCGCGTGTCAACGCCTGCGCTGACCGTGCAGGAAATCAACGAAATGGACCCCGCCGATCTGGTGTCGCTGTCGGTGGAGGTGGTGTCTTTTTTGTTAACGAGGTCGGCGCTTTCGACTATCCCCCAGAGCTGACCGTAGACGATCTGGTGGCAGACATCGCCACCGTGTTTCACTGGCCGCCGCCGGTCATGTTCGCGGAGTCGCTGGCGGACGTGCTGATGTGGCGGCACAAAGCGATCCTGCGTAACGGAGCCGGTGACGATGAGTGACAGAAACCTGCGCCTGCAGGTGGTATTAAGCGCGGTGGATAAAATCACCCGCCCTTTCCGTAATGCGCGCGACGGCTCTAAGGAGCTGTCCGCCGCCCTCAAAGCCAGTAAAGACCGCCTGAAAAGCCTGAACGATCAGGCCGGGCGCATTGACGGCTTTCGCAAAACACGCCAGCAGCTTGCTATCACGGAGCGCAATCTTGCCTCAGCCCGGCAGGAGGCCGCCGCGCTGGCGACGCAGTTTGCCGCCACCAACCGCCCCACGGCGCAACAGTCCCGCTTACATGAGCAGGCAAAAAACCGCGTTAATGACCTGCAGCAGAGTTACAACGGCCTGCTGCGCTCGGTACAGCAGCAGCGCGGTGCGCTGACCGCCGCCGGTATTGATACAAAGCAGCTGAGCGCGGCACAGCGCCGCCTGAAAACCGACGCCAGCGCCGCAACGGATGCGATTGCGCAGCAGCAGCGTGAGCTTAAAAAGCTGGGCGAGCGCCAGGCTAAATTGCGCGCCGTGCGTGAGCGCTACGGCAAAACGCTGGAGGCCCGCGATAAGGTGGCCGGGGCAGGGGCGACGGCCACGGCGGCAGGGATGGCAATGGGCGTGCCGTTTGCGGCAGCGATCAAAGCCTCGGCGGAAATGGAAGACGCCATGAAGGGCGTGGCAAAGCAGGTCAACGGCCTGCGCGATGACAAGGGCAACCGCACCGCGCAGTTTTACGACATGCAGGCCGCCATCAAGGCCGCCAGTGAGCAACTGCCGATGGAGCACGGCGCTGTTGACTATGCCGCACTGGTTGAGGGCGGCGCACGCATGGGCGTAACCAACCAGAATGATTCCTACGCCGACCAGAAGCGCGATTTACTGGCCTTTGCCACCACGGCGGCCAAGGCGTCCACGGCGTTTGAGCTGCCCGCCGACCAGCTGGCCGAGGGGCTGGGTAAAATCAGCCAGCTGTACAAGATACCGACCCGCAACATTGAGCAGCTGGGCGATGCGCTCAATTATTTAGACGATAATGCCATGTCGAAAGGCGCGGACATTATCGACGTGCTGCAGCGCATGGGCGGCAACGCCGACCGGCTGGACTTTCGCAAGGCGGCGGCGCTGGGTTCAACCTTCCTTTCACTCGGTGCCACCTCTGAGATTGCGGCGAGTTCGGCCAACGCGATGGTGCGCGAGCTGTCGATTGCCACCATGCAGGGTAAGCGCTTTCAGGAAGGGATGACGCTGCTCAAGCTGGACCCGAAAAAGATTGAAAAGCAGATGACCAAGGACGCGATGGGAACCATCATCAGCGTGCTGGAGAAGGTCAAAAAACTGCCCGAAAACAAACGCCTGTCTGCGCTGACGATGATATTCGGCAAGGAGTTCGGCAAGGATGCGGCGAAACTCGCCAACAACCTGCCGGAGCTGCGCCGACAGCTGGCGCTGACGCAGGGCGATGCGGCCAAAGGCTCAATGCAGAAAGAGTCTGACATCAACAAAGATTCCCTTTCCGCACGGTGGATGCTGACCAGAACCGGCGTAGCCAACACCATGAGCGGGCTGGGCGACACGCTGCGCCAGCCGCTTATGGAAATCATGGGGGCGATTAAAAAGGTCACCGGCATGGCGGCGCAGTGGATCGAGAAAAACAAGGCGCTGGCTGGCACGCTGGTGAAAGTCGGCGCGGCAGTGTCTGCCATCGTCATCGGGCTGGGAACGTTAGCCATCGGCTTTGCGGCCATTGTCGGGCCGATGGCGGTTATCAGGCTGAGCATGGCGACGCTGGGCTTTAAGGGAGCGGGCGCATTCGGGATGATCGGTAAGGCATTGCGTATTGTCGGCAGTGGTATTCTGTGGCTGGGCCGCCTGATGTTTGCTAACCCGATTCTGGCCGTATTGGGCCTTATCGCAATGGCAGCAATTTATATCTGGCGTAACTGGGATACCCTCGGGCCGAAGTTTGCGGCACTGTGGCAGCAGGTGACAGATAACACGTCGGCGGCATGGGAGGCCATCAAAGGCAAAATATCCGGTGCGTGGACGTGGGTTAAGTCCCTGTTCGCGGATGGCGCGCTGCAGGGAATTATCGGCAAAGGCTGGGATGCGATACGCGACGGCATCGCCGTGGCATGGCAAAGCATCAAGGCAGCCGTGTCGCAGAAGTGGGATGAACTGGTTAACTCGGCCAGCACGCTGCCGGAGCGGTTTAAAGAAGCGGGCAGCAACATGATCAGCGCCATGCTCGACGGCATCACGGCCAAGTGGGAAGCGCTTAAGGCCAGGTTGTCATCCATGACAGACCTGCTGCCGGACTTCATGAAACCGTCCGGCGACAAGCCGGTGGTGCCTGCCGCGATCAGTGGCGGTAAACATCCCGACGGCCCGGTGGTCCCGCCGCGTCCGCCGCGTGTTTTCAGCCTTCTGCCTGATTTCATGAGGCCAGACGCCGGAGCGTCAGACCGGCCCGCCGCTGTCGCCGGTCGTGCCAAAACGGCGACCGGTTTTGCCGGGCTGTTTGATAACGGCGGCTATATTCCCGCCGGTCAGTATGGCATCGCGGGCGAGAACGGGCCGGAGCTGGTCAACGGCCCGGCGCACATTACCAGCCGCCGCCGTACTGCCGCACTGGCCGCATCGGCTGCACTGGCAATGGGTATGGCCGCCGCACCTGCAGCTGCGCGCCCGCTGCACCCGATGAGCCTGCCCGCCGGTAACCACGCGCAGAACAACGGGGCACAGCAAAGCGTCATGAACGTCGCACCTGTAACTATTCACGCGCCCATTACCATTCATCAGCAGCCGGGCCAGAGCGCGCAGGACGTGGTGGCAGAGGTGATGCGGCAGCTGGATGCAAGAGAGCGCCGGGCGAAAGCCCGTGCGCGGAGTTCTTACCGTGATCAGGGGGGATTAGACGAATGATGATGACGCTGGGTCTGTTCGTTTTCATGCTGGAAACGGTGCCTTATCAGGAGCTGCAGCTGCAGCGCAGCTGGCGGTTTCCGTCCAACAGTCGCGTGGGCTTTCGCCCGTCGCTGCAGTTTGCCGGGCCGGATACCGACACGCTGACGCTTTCCGGCGTGCTGCTGCCGGAGCTGACCGGCGGCAGATTATCGCTTTATGCCCTGGAGCAAATCGCGGAGCTGGGGCGCGCGTGGCCGCTCATTGAGGGCAGCGGCACCATTTACGGCATGTACGTGATTGAGAGCCTGAGCCAGACAAAGGCCGAGTTTTTCAGTAATGGCGCGTGCAGGCGTATTGAGTTCACGCTCACGCTTAAGCGTGCTGACGAGTCGCTGGGCGAAATGTTCGGCAGCCTGAGCGGCCAGCTTGACGCCATGAAAAGCGCGGCGGCAGGCGTGGCCGGTAAAGTCACTGCAGCAGCGGGAGGGCTTTTCTGATGATGCAGGCAGAAAGCTGGGTAAAAGGGGCGGCCAGCGCCCCGGCGTTTCGCCTGACGATGGCAGGCGAGGACGTCACGCAGGCCATACAAAAGCGGCTCATCAGCCTGACGCTGACCGATAACCGCGGCTTTGAGGCTGACCAGCTGGACATTGAGCTGGACGACGCGGACGGCCTGCTGCAGCTGCCGCGCCGGGGCGTGGTGCTAAAGCTGGCGCTGGGCTGGGAGGGGGAGCCGCTTATCATCAAGGGCAGTTATACGGTTGATGAGATTGAGCACAGCGGCACACCCGACCGGCTGACGCTTCGCGCCCGCAGCGCCGATTTCCGCCAGGCGCTGAACACCAAACGCGAAAAGTCGTGGCACAAAACCACGGCAGGCGAAATCGCCAGAGCCATTGCGGAAAAGCACAAGCTGGATTTAGCGCTGGGCGCAGACGTTGAGAAAATGGCAATCGACCATATCGATCAGACCAACGAATCCGACGCCAGTTTTCTGATGCGCGTGGCCCGCCAGTGCGGTGCGCTGGCCTGCGTCAAAGATGGCAAACTGCTGTTTATCCGGCAGGGACAAGGCAAAAACGCCAGCGGCAAGGCGCTGCCGGTCATCACCATTCAGCGCCGCGATGGCGACAATCACCGCTTTACCCTGGCTGACCGTGACGCTTACACCGGCGTGATAGCCAGCTGGCTGCATACGCGCGAGCCCGCGAAAAAGCCGGAAGCAAAGGTAAAGCGACGCCGCAAAACCACGGCGAAGAAAAAAGAGCCGGAGGCGAAGCAGGGTGATTATCTCGTGGGCACCGATGAAAACGTGCTGGTTTTAAGCCGCACCTATGCCAACCGTTCAAACGCAGAGCGGGCAGCAAAAATGCAGTGGGAACGGCTGCAGCGCGGCGTTGCGACCTTCTCAATACAGCTGGCACGCGGGCGCGCAGAGCTTTACACCGAAATGCCGGTAAAGGTGACGGGGTTTAAAAAGCAGATTGATGACGGCGAATGGATCATTACCACGCTGACGCACAGCCTGAGCGCCGACAGCGGCTACACGACCAGCATAGAGCTGGAAGTGAAAATCGATTCATTGCAAATGGAATGA